TGTCCTCGAAAATGTGTACGGGTCCCCGTCGAAAACCCGTTCGATTGGCCTTTTCGAGGGAATCGACCCCCTAGACTGACTATGCGTTTCCTGGCCCCCAGATGCACGAGGAGAGCCCTACATGCCCGGACCCACAGCCAAGCCTGTCGGCACCACAGCCCGCAGGAACAAGACCTCGACCAAGGCCGTCCTGAGCACGGTCGTCGACCACGACATCCCGACGCTTCCACCCGCGGAGGAGTGGCTCCAGACGATCGAGGAGTTCACCGTCGCCGCCATGGCCGACGCACCCCCGCCAGAGCATCGTGACTGGCCAGAGCCGGTCAAGCGCTGGTGGAATGACATCTGGTCGTCCCCGATGAGCAACGAGTTCGTCCACTCCGACATCCACGGCCTGTACCTCGCGTGCTTCTACATGGCTCAGGTGCTCAACCCCGCGCTGAAGATGAGCGATCGGATCTCGGCGTCGAAGGCCTACGAGACCCAGGTCCGCAACTTCGGCCTGAACCCGATGAGCCGCCGGACCCTCCAGTGGGAGATCGAGCGGACCGAGGAAGCACTGGCCAAGGGCGAGGCCCGCAGACGCCGCAACGCGACCGATCCGACGGTCACCGAGCCCGCGAGGCCAGATCCCCGCCGACGAGACGAGAGCGGGCTTCAGAACCCCTTCTCCGTCGTCAAGTAGGCTCGACCCCGGACGACATCGCCAGCGTCCCGCAGGACCCCTTCGACACTCCCCCGTCGGAGGGGTCTTGTCGTATCTGGACAACACCGGACACCCCCGGCTTTTGTCACTTTCCTACAAAAATCGGGTCCGGGAGCTGTCCTCGGATGTAGTATTTTTGTCAAAACCTCTCAGAAACATGCTCTGACCAGGTGTTTTCACCAGATGTAGTACGTTGCTGTAAATCGTCATACTACATTTTTACTTACATCGATTCACGGCCCGACCTGCACTTTTCACTCACCCGAGTACGTTGAGTACGGTTTGACTACGGCTCACGCCGGTAGGGGGAGTGCTGGAAATGGGCCCATCTGTACATGAACTCTGACATCAGTCACACACCGACAGGCCGACATGCAAGAATTGATCGGCAAATCTAGCTTTGACACTAGGCTGACCCAAAACATTATTTATACTCAACGTACTACAACAGTCAAAAGAGCTGGTCAGGGTGTGTGGTAGAATGACTTTTACTCGTTTAGAAACGTACTCAAACGTACTCAAACGTACTACACCTAGACTCCTTGCAAGGGTTGACAAGCAAGTCTGACGTGGGTATGCTAGATGTCAGACCTGATCAACACCGGGTCATATCCTTTGTAGGGAGTCCACAAAAGTGATCGAACCTGTCCGGCACTACAGCACCGACCGGCGACGTCCTCACCCGAGCGCCCGGGTCGCCTGCGACACCCCGTCATGCCCCCGCAAGACCTACCTCCATCCCGAGACCGAGGCGCAAGCCAAGGAACTGGACCCGGGCTCCGCACCCGGGCCGTGGGTGACCCAACGACTACTCGCTCGGAAATGGTCGGTGGCGCACGAAATCGGCACCTATTGCCCTGAGCACACCGTCGTAGTTCCCGACACCGATGAACGGATCTCCGTAGGCCGTTCCGAGGCCGCCAGAGCGCGCCACGCCGAGCACCGCCGCAATATCCAAGAACAGATCGCGAAGGCCGACCGAAAACGCGAACTGGCCCGCCAGAGAAGCAATCGATACAACGCCAAGAAACGAGGCAACAAATGACCGAGACCCCGAAGATCCCCGAGCACGAAATGCGCCGGGAAACGACGCTGAATCTGATCACCGCGACTCTCGCCAGCGCAGCGGTGCAATCCGAGAAAGCGTTCAAGGAGAGTGGCTGGCGGCGATTCGCTCAGCGGTTGCTCGACAACCCGAAGCTGATCATCTTCAGCGACAACTGGCTCACCGACGAAGAGGTCGCCGCCATCTACGCCGCCAGCCGAGACCCGAAGCTGCGCGTCGACGTCCGGCCGTGGAACGCCGAGCCCGGCTTGGTCAAGACCGCGCAGGACACGGAGCGTCTCCAGAAGTGGATGGAGCACAACCTGCCCGGCGACCAGGCCAAGCGGTGCCCGACGACGGCCGACAGCGCGATCATGGCCATGGACGAGCTGCTCCGGGAGCGCGGCGTCGCCAACTCCGCAGTGAGGGGCACCGATCGGCTGGAAAAATGGATCGCCGAGAACATCTCTGCCGGGGAGCAGGCGTGGACCCGCAATGCCTTCGACACTGCGATCAACGTGATGAACAGGCTAAAGAGTCTCGACGCGGAGAACCGATCGCTGTCGCTGCGCGTCGATGACGCCGACGAGCTGGCGAAGGCACGTGGTGCCCAACTCGACCACCTCGCGCAGTGGATCGTCGACAACGTCGACGGAAACCCGTCGCAGTCCGAGGGAACCGTCGATACCGCGATCCGGATCATGCGGGAGTTTCAGGAGGGTCTCGTGACCCACCAGGAGACGATCGAGTCGCTTCGCGCGCAGCTCGACCGCCTCGCGCAGTCGGAAGCGGAGAGGATTCGCGCTGAGCTGAACGATCAGAACCGTCGGCTCGTCGCCGAGGCGACGATCCCGCCGCAGAGCATCGAAGACGCCAAGCGCCAGGCCCGGCTCGCTGCGGTCGCCGAGGGAGTTCCGGTCGAGGAGATCTACGCCGACCGCGGAGGCCCGGTCGCTGCCGGGAAGACGCCGCTCGGCCGGAACAACCGGTTCGCCGGGGTCGCGAAGGTCGAGACGCTCCTCGGCGAGCTGGCGGGTGCGGCCAGCATGTGCTGGGAGAAGATCACCGCGGCCGGGGAGTTCGATTCGACCAAGGCGAAGAAGATCGTCGAGGAAGCCATCGAGCAGCTCGCGGAGATCCACCCGGAAATCGCCGCTGCCGAGGCCATCGCCGAGGAGGATGACGAGGACGCGGTCAAGGAGCTGATCGACGACAACCAGGTCGCCGAGGCCGCGGCTCTCTACAACGCGATCTGGGACCCGCGGCTGTGGGTCCACCCGCGACCGGACCAGCCAAATCCGGTCAACGACCTGACGAGCGCGGCGAAGGCCTTCATCGGCGGGTACGGCGCCGACGCCGGGAAGATGTTCGTGGTGCCCGAGCCCGAGCACGGCGACTACCGGATGGCCGTGACGAACGACCTGCTGAAGATGGTCGTCGAGCGGATTGACACCCTCACCGAGACGGTCCGCTCCGTCGCCGGAGCGCCGGTCAAGGTCGAGGACACCACGTTCGACAACGGCCCGAAGACCGGGAACGACGAGCTGTGAGCCAGATCAAGTTCGAGACGGAGTACCAGAAGGCATGTCGGTACGGATTCAACGTGCGGGTCGGCGCGGACGTCGCCAACAGTGCGCTGATCGGCGGGCCGGAGATCGGGGTGGTGACCCTGACGGCGCCGCTGACCGCTCGGGGATACCTGCGCTTCTACCTGCTGTTGTGCGGGTGGATCTGCGACGAGTGTGGGTCTCGGGTGACCGTGGCGAAGTTCCATGAGCACGCGAGCGGACGGAAGGCGTGCGGGGGATGAGCTACAAGACCAAGGTCACGTTCTACTGCGACGCCGTCGACTGCCAGGTGAACCAGACCTTCGTGCTCGTCGGCATCGGCTACGGCGGGACCTGGCGGGCTCAGAAGGGCAACGGGGTCGTCGAGCCGGTCACGAAGATCCTCACGAAGGACATGGGGTGGACGATGGGGCTCGGCCGGTCCGGGGGCGAGATCTCCCGTCGGCCGGACTCGATCGGCACATTCTGCCCTCGACACGGCGGGCGAGAGTCGGTTTCGACTTCCGGGTTGACACCAATATGAACGTCACGTACCGTAGGTGACATGAAGGAAGACGTGAGAGACCTGGTCGGATCGACAGCCTCGATCGGGATGTCGCTGCTGATCACCTTCAGCGTCCTTCGCCTCACCGATGTCATCGACTGGTCCTGGGGATGGGTACTCGCCCCTCTCTGGGCACCAGCTGCGCTCTTCGGTGGGGCGATGGGCCTGAGCCTGCTCGCGGTGCGGATCCGCACCGCGCTCACCCGGAAAGGACGACGATGACCGACGAGTTCAAGCGAGCGCAGTTCAGCATGGGCCGCCAATGCGGCAAGACTGAGCTGATTCGCCGCGCAGAAGAGATCGGCGACTTCGACGAGGCCGTCAAGGAGTTCGAGACGCTCGGCTACGTGCCGACACCGGCGAACCCGATGCTCCCCACCGACAACTACCCTCGTCGGGTCGACGAAGTGGCTGAGCAGCTCCGGCACGAGATCGAGGATCGACCCTGGGAGATCCCCGATGACCCTCACCCGAGCCGAGGGCACGCGAAGACCGTCGAGTACCTGAATCGGCAGGTCGCCGAGCGCGTGAACCGGGTGCGGCGAGAAGGTTATGCCGCTCAGGCACCGGCTTTCGGGATCGAAATCGGCTCCGAGGCGCACCGGCACTTCGAGGAGGCGATGCAGAAGTTCGCTCGTGAGATGCTGCCGCCGTTCCGCGACTCGGTGCAAGGGCTCTTCCAGCAGGTCGAGACAACCTGGCGGTCGATGAAGCCGAGCTTGGAGCTGATCGCGAAGATCGAGCGCGAGATGCAGGGAAAGCCGGTCCACCCCAAGGACCTTCGCGATGATCGAGGGATCAAGCAGCCGTCCCCGGTGCCGCCGTTCTGGGCCGCGCGACCGAACGGCCGACGCCGATGATGCATGAACCTCTGCCGGGCTCGCGGAAGGCGATGAAGGACCGCGGCGCGAGCCTCGGCAACCGGGAGACTCGCAAGCTCATGCGCAAGCTCATCGCGGCCGGTGGCGAGATCCGGGCCTCGTCCGGAAAAGGTCACCCACGACTTTTCTACCGAGGCGCTTTCGTAGCCTCGATCTCCCTGTCCCCCTCGGACTCTCGTGCCGAGAAGAACGTGCTCGCCAAGGCTCGGCGAGCAGGAATGAGTATCTGATGACGGAATACACCACTGACCAGGTCATCGAGCTGGTCGGAGGGCTCGACAAGATCCCGCCGATGCGGGGTCTGGCCGCCGCGTGGTGGATCACCACGAGCCAGAAACAGCTCGACCACTGGGCTCGCTACAGCGCGCGCCGCCAGGAGTGGTACGACCGCTGCCAGGCGCTCCTGGACCGGATGGGGCTCGATCAGGGGGTGATGGTGTCCTCGTTCGGCAAACGAACCGACGTCGTCGGCATCCAGCCGACCCAGGAGATGCGCACGGCCGATTGGCGCGGCACCCCGGGAGTTATCCCCGAGGGCTGGAGGATCGATTCGAAGAAGGGCTACCTGCTCCCGAAGCGCCGAACCAAGGCCGACCGAGAGAGCCAGGCCAACAAGGACTTTCATGCGATCCAGCGGGTCCCGGACTCCGGTGCCTTCGTCGAAGGCCTGCCCGAGATCATCTCGATCGACGACCGCGCCGACGGTGGCGGTCACTGGTACGGCTTCGACATCCGGGCCGGGGAGAAGTGTCTGATGGCGTTCTGTGGCGGCGACCCGGACCGATCCAGCGAGCAGCGCAAGCCCCACATCGCGCCGTGGTGGGAGCGCCAGAAGATCTCCGTGCTCGCCGAGCTGCGCGAGCGCAAAGAGGCAGGGGGTAGTCAGTGAGCGACACCGCGCTGAAGGTGGCCGTCGGCGACGTCCTGAAGGTCCGACGGCGCATCCGGGACCACGACGCAGAGGAGGCCGAGAAGAGGCGTACCGGCCGACCGTTCGGCTCGAAGCTGTACACCTGGGACTACACCGAGGTCACGGTGACCAAGGTCGGCCGGGTGTACCTCTACGCCGAGAAGGAGAACGAGTGGGGAGGGGTGTGGGAGCGCAAGTTCCGGATCGACAACGGTTACGAGGTCGGCAACGCGCTGGACTGCCAGGCCTTCACCCCGGAGTCGCTCGCGGCACACCAACGGCGGGAGAGGGCATCGAGTCAGCTCAACGATCTGACGCGCGACTACTCCTGGCAGAGCAAACTGTCGACCACCGCGATGGAAGGCATCGTCGCGATCCTGCAAGCCGAGGAGGCCATCCGGTGAGCGAAGCCGAGTATCGAAGCCTGGGACCGCGCGACGCGATGCGCGCGCTGCTCCAGCAGTGCCAGACCCAGAACGGGCCACTGCGCGACAACGACTCGCTGATCGACAACTTCATGGCGCAGTGGGTCGTGATGTCGAAGATCGACTACGACGTCGACAACGCTCGCCAGGCCGAGTGGCAGATGGAGGCGAAGCGCGCGTTCGCAGTCATGCTCCAGGCGATCAAGGCCGTCGGCGGAGACGAGTTCGGCGAAACACTCGGCCAGAGGGTGCTCGACGAAGCCGCCCGGATCTACGAGTTTCATGGTCTCAGCGCCGAGGACGAGTTCGAGAGGTTCATGCCGTGAAGCGATTGCTGGCGCCGTTCGCAGGCCTACGATTTCGCCGGGAGTACGCGGTGGAGTGGCTGCACTGGGGACCGGATCCGGTGCGGCTGGGAACGACGAAGCTCCTGACCACCCAGTCTGAGCCGACGCGAACGTATGAGGTCGCGAAGTCGGCGGCCGAGTGGCTCAACGACAGCGCCACGATCGTCTGGGCTCGCGTCGTCGAGCGCACAGTGCGGGAGGAACGGCCGCACTGGTGGCATCCATGGCGCACGACCGGCGAAACGCGCTGGTACGAACTGGCACTCGGAGGATCGGCCGAGAAGCCGATCTTCCAGATGGAGGACTAATGGCGAACAAGGCGACAATGACCACGTCGAAGTCGATCTCGTTCGGGACCGGCGACGTGCCGGACCTCGCGGACGCGCTGAGCGAGTTCACCTCGGGGTCCTACGGCGCGGTGAACGTGCATGTCAGTCGGGCAGAGCACGATCGGATGCCCGGCAGCTTCGACACCACGGTCACGCTGACGATCACGGAGTAGTTTGACCGGGTTGACGTCAAACCCTACAATCAACTGACCTGCACGAGGAGGACACATGCCCATCGATGAGCACGGCAAGATCACCGGCGTCTTCGGGATCGCCGTCGAGACCGACGATCCGGAGACCAGGGCGACCATGAGCCCGACCCAGGCTCGCGGCGTCGCTGCGCAACTGGTGAACATGGCCAACGAGGCCGAGGGGAAGCCGAACTACCGGGTCGCGCTGAAGAATCGCTGGAAGCCCGGGGGCGCCCGCGACAGCGAGAATCGGCTCATCGGGTTCGGTCTCGGCGCGGCGCTGCTGTCGGCGGTCAACGCCATCAGTGAGGGTGACCCGGTCTACTGGGTCCTGTTCTCCCTGATGACGGCGGCGTCCGGGGTGCTCTACTGGATGCGCCGGGACGGCGACGCGAAGGACCTCAACGACGAGTTCCGCGAGAAGGTTCATGGCACCACGATCGACCAGTCCAGCGGCGTCCTGCCGTGGGACGTGCGATGAGCTGGGCTGAGCGCAAGGCGCGCTGGACGTCGGGTCACACCACTCCGGTCGAGATCAGGGTGCTCGACTTTTTCCTGGTCATCTACAAGATGGCATCGAGGGGGCCCGGCCGATCCCTGAAGCGATGGTCGGTGCGCCGGAACATCGTCGATGGAAAGACGATCGGTTTCGCGGTCGTCATTGTCCCGAGGTCGTGGTGCCTGTCAGTGGGGAGGCACACGCTGTGACCATCGTCGTCGGCCACCGGCCCGGCACAGCACAGGGAGGGAAGTTCGCACCTCGGGCAACGCTCGTCGGGTGTGACTTCCCCTTGTGCGACAAGGCGATCCACTTCCCGGTGAACCTCCAGTCGAGCAAGTACCAGTGCATCCGGGACACCATCCGGTTCATGGAGGCGCACGACCGGCAGGCGACAATCGCGGGCTGGACCGTCGACACCACTGTGGATCCGGCCAAGTTCTTCTGCTCCGCACACGCCGACAAACCCAAGCTCGGCACCGTGATCCTGCAACCGAAACGAGACACATGAGCGAGATCGATTTACCCGAACTGACCACCGAGAACTACCTCGAAGCCGCGGACCTGATGCTGAGAATTCAGGAGAAGAAGAAGGCCGGGAAGAAGCTCTCGAAGAAGGACCGCGCGATCATGACCTACGCCGCGTTGATGACGGCGTCGGATCGGTCGGCCGACATGTACCGGCAGCTCTACAAGAACATGCTGGACGAGATCGGTGAGCCGATGTCACTCGAAGCGTCGCAGAAAGCCCGGTCGTTCGAGACGATGCTGACCAACGGCGTCCGAGCGGCCGAGAGCGGACTGGAGGTCGGCGAGCCGTTGGCGCTGCGCTCGATCCTCACCGACTTCCGCGAGATCTACTCGACGGACCTGATCCGATGAGCTGGGATCTCGTGTTCCAGATCGGCCTACTGATCCTGATCGCGGACTTCTCCGTGCTTCTGATCGCGGGCATCGTGAAGGCCTTCCGCCGGTGAGCGCCGACAAGCGGGTCGCCGAGCTGAAGGTGCTCAAACGCATCGACGCCGACCGGGTCGGCCGGGTGCTGAAGCAGACCGAGGCCTCGATGCTCGACATGAGCCAGGCCGAGGTCCAGGCCGTCATCGCACAGGCCGAAGCGGACATGACCCGCTGCTACGAGGCCTCGGCGACCCTGCGTGAGGTCGGCGGTCAGCTCTCCGACGTGATGATCACGGCGATGGGAGTCGCGAGCGACAGGGGCTTCCGGATCAAGTGAGCATGATGGAACGGCTCGTCGCCGCGGTCGGCGCCTGGCTGGTGCTGGCGGCCGCGGTGAACGGAGCCGAGCACGACTGGCTCTCATCGGCGGTGTGCCTGTTCTGGGCCACCGCGTGTCTGGTCAGTGTCTTCGGACTCGCATCAGACCGGCGGGCCCGACGAGCCCAACGAGAACACCGCGCGCTGCTGGCCGCGGTCGAACGACAGCAATCAATCGAGGCCCGCTCCGCGGAATGGGTCCGCAACGAGGAGGGGATCTATGTCAGACTCGGGGATGACGCCGGAGCAGGTCAAGGAAGCGGCGACGGACACCATCCGCAACGCGATGAATGCGGAGACCAAGACCAGGTTCGGTGAGGACTTCTCCGTGCGCCACGGCATCGTCATCGCTCTCGTGGAGAGACCTCGCGGGGACTTGGAGAAGCCGAACGCCGAGCGGGTGTCGCTGATGGTCAAGAACCTCGACGCCGTCCACCCGAGCATCGCAGTGAACATGCTGAAGGAGGCCACGGCGATCTTCCAGGCCGAGGCCGCGAAGAGAGGGAACTGATGGCACAGAAGAAGATCGTGCTCCGGTCGCTCCGGGGCACCGGAGAGCCGTTCCAGGGATCGATAGACGTCCTCGGGGCACAGCCGGGCATCCACAACCTGCCGAATATGCTGGACGACATCACGCGGGCCTGTGCCGCGGTCGACGTCGCGCACTATCCGGTGCCGTACTACGCCTCGATCGCACCGGCCGGTGGGACGAAGATGTTCCACGAGAGCTACGCCGACGGTTACCGGCGGGCACAGCTCGCCGATGCGCAGGGTCTGCCCTCGATCTGGATCGGTTACAGCCTCGGCGCGGGCATCCTCGGGGACCTGCTGGCGGCCGGAGACCTGCCGAACTGCATCGGGGCGATCCTGCTCTCCGACTACGAGCGGCACTCGAAGCAGATCGACCCGGCGTGCAAGGTCAACGCGGCGCACTACGGCTGCGTGGACCGGCGCTTCATCACCACTTCGGCTCAGGTGGTGCAGCTTTCGGCGCCCGACGACCCGATCTCAGCGCTCCCGGCCACCAACGGGTTTCGGCTGCTCGCTCAGGCCGTCACCGGCATCCGGCAGCCATGGAACGTCGGTTTCCTCGACCTGTCGGCGACGCTTGACGCTGTCCGGCGCTACCTCGGCACCCCGCCGATCGGCAACGCACCCGCGCGAGCGAGCACCCACGTCGGCTACAACCGGGTCCGGATGCCCGGGTCGACGAAGACCTACACCCAGTACGGCGCCGAGCACGCCGTACGCATGATCGAGGAGTACCGCGCCGCCGCGTGATACGCTGACGCCGTCTCAACTCGTGCAGGGAGCGGGACAGCCACAGCAGCGAAACCCCCGGCTCACAAGGCTGGGGGTTTCGTCTTGTCCCAGGGTACGATCGCGCCATGTCGTCCTCGTCGAGTCGTGCCAAGGGGAAGGCCTCCGACGGCGCGCAACTGAAGGCCTACTGGCTCACCGGCAAGGGTGGGGCGAAGATCCGCTGGAACACCCCGGGGGACTTCACCAGATGCGTCCGGCTGGTCCGGAAGTACGCGGCCAAGGAGGGCTTCTCCGCAGAGGGGTACTGTTCGCGACTGCACAAGGCGGCCACCGGCGTCTACCCCGGTGACAAGCGCAACGTGGGGAAGAAGGGCTGATGGCGACCAACTTCGGGACGCTCTTTCCGACGAAATCGCACGCCGAGTGGGAGAAGCTCAATCCTCTGCTCCTTGACGGCCAGGGGGCCTACGAGCGCGACACCGGCGCGCTGAAGATCGGCGACGGGTCGACGCTCTACAACGACCTGGCCTACTTCATCGGGTCCCGGTCGGAGGTGAGTCCCGAGCAGGTCACCGATGCGATCGAAGCGATGGACCTGCTGACCGCGGCAGCCGCCGATCTTGCGTACGTCGGCACGGTGAACGCGCCGAAAGACGGATCTACGCCAGCCCTGGCGGCATTCCAGGCGGCGGTCAACGGGGCCAACGGACGGCCTCTGTTCGTTCCTCCTGGGGACTACCTGTTCAACGACTCCCTCACTGGCCGAGCGAATCTCACCTTCGCCCCCGGTGCCCGGGTTCTGCAATCAGTCAACAAGCCTGCGTTCGAGCTGACCGGCACCGGCTCGCAGGGTCAGCAGTCGCGAGGGCTGCAATCGACGGCGGCTGCCGGTCAGAACATCCTCAACTGCAACACCGTCGGCCTGGTCGTCGGAGATTGGATTCTCATCAGGTCGGCCGAGGTGTTCCCAAACAGCGTGGCGGGGAGCAAGATCGGAGAGCTGCATCGAGTCCGTCAGATCGACGGCACGACTCAGCTCCGCACGGTGAGCAACCTCGATTACTCCTATGCCCCTACGACGACCTCGGTCGTGAAGTTCGGGATGATGCAGGGGGTTCGGCTGCTCGGCGCCGGGGAGTTCATTAACACCCTGGGCGAGAACATGAAGGTCCCGATGCTGCGGTTCACCGCGTGCGCGGACCTCGCCGTCGATGCCTCGGTGATCGGGGCCGGGGGTCCGGCCGTCACCGTCTCGGCCGACACGCTCTTCACGGTCCGCGCTCGCGTGCGCGACTCCTTCAACAACGAGAGCAACGGCAACTTCGGCTACGGCGTCGAGGCCTTCGGCGCCTCGTGCCACGGAGACGTCCACGTCGACATGGTCGGTGGCCGTCACGCCTTCACCACGACCTCCGGCGCGACAACCGCGTCTGTGCCGAGACACATCAACGTGACCGGCACAGCCGAAGGCCTGACCAACACCGCGTGGGACTCTCACGAGGAGGGTGAGTTCATCCACTTCCAGGGGGTGAAGGCTTTCGGCTGCCGTAATGGAGCGATCAAGCACCGCGCGCCGCGCAGCACCATCACCGATCCGATCGTGAGGAACTGCCTCGGCATCGGGGTGCGGTTCGCGCCGTCGGCCAACGGCGGAGCCCTGCACGGCGGGGACATGCGTGAGATTCGCTACCTTTCCGAGGGATCGCCTGGCGTCGGTGTCCAGATCGAGGCACCTGGCGTCACGATCAGCGGAGACCCTCGCATCGAGTGCGACGACCAGACCGTTTTGGTGCTCTCTGGAGGCGGAACTTCGCGCATACGGTCCGGGACCCTGCTGCCCGGGGCCCGAGGGAACGCGGACACCCGCGTCGGCATCGAGTATCAGGGCACCTCGACGAACCACCGCGTTGACCGTGCGGTGTCGATCGAGTCCCCGGCTCTTGTCGGGATCAAGGCCGCACCAACCGTCACCGATGTGCGAGTGGCTTCGATCCGGTACGAAGGGGTTGCGACTCGGACCTCCGGAGACATCCACCTCGTGACCGAACCCCTACGGCGGAAAATCGCGAACGTTCCCGGGAACGGCGCCACCCGATCCTCGCTGACCAACCCAACGAGCGGGCGAGCCTACATCACCCCACTGACGATCGATGACGACGAGCCGTGGACTGCGCTGGTACCGGCAATCTCGATCGCGACCGCCGCGGCGGCCGGAGACACCGTCGAGGTCGCCATCTTCGACACTGCGCGCAATCGGATCGCGACCACTGGCAAGCAGGCCGTCCTCGACACCACAGGGGTCAAGACGCTCCCGGCGATTGCCTTCACGCCGATTCTAGGACGCCGGTACCTGGCCGTTATTCAGTTTGTGACCTCGGTAGCTACCCTGGTCGTTCACGCCGGAAGCTACGCCAACACCGCCGGAGCCGCGCTCGCGGGGAGCACCGACGACACCTATGACGGAGCCTACGTCGCTGTCGCAAACCCTCTCCCTGCGCAGTTGACCAACGCGCCGATCGTCGGGGCGATCTCGGTCTTCCCGTGGGTCCAGTTCACCGCGGTATGATCCCGGCATGGCAACTCGACGTCGGCGCGGCGGCTCGCTGAACACCCGCAAGAAGGGGAAGGCGAAGAACGGCGCGAAATGGGGGCACGGCTTCGTGCCGAAGAACGCCGCGGCCCGGAAGCTGAAGAAGAAGCTCGACCGAAACGGCAAGCGCCGCAAGCGGACATCGCAGGGGTACCCGAAGCGATGACGGAGATGCGGTCCTCGCGGGCCGACGGTCTCCTCCAGTGGTTCACTGTCCACTCCCCGCGCAAGGAGTTCGGCGAGGGGTTCGTTATGCCGCAGCACTGGTTTCGGGTGAACATCTATGAGACCAACGCGCATCTGAAGGCCTACCGAGCCCGGAACGTCCGGCACGTTGAGGTCGAGAAGGATCTCGGCGCCGGGGTGATCTGGAAGCACGACGAGCTACCCGACAACGGGTTCCTCGGCACGCTGATCGTCTCCGCGGACTGGCTCAACGCGCGAGTCATCATCCACGAGAGCGTCCACCTCGCGGTGCGCGCGCTGAAGGGGCATAACGGCTCACAGCGACCGACGTTGAGCAACGGGGTCGTCGGTGTCGCGAATGAGGAACTCCTCGCCTACCTCACCGACGGGATCGCCGCGGCGCTGATCACGGAGCTGGAGCCGTTCTTCTGTGGAGGCCCGGAATGACCGGCCGGGCCCCGAAGCTCTGCTCCTGGCGGGATTCGGAGAATCCCTCGATCAAGTGCTCGCGCCGGGCCGAACAGGCACCCAACGGTGATGACTTTCGCTGTAAAGAGCACTGGCGCAAGTCTTTCGGCGCGAAGGTGCCGCGGCGCGTTCGGCCGCTCACTGAGGACGAGAAGAACTACATCCGCGAGCGCGACTTCCACGTGTGCCGCGAGTGCGGCGCTCCGGCGCACCAGGTCGATCACATCGTCGAGGTCGTCGACGGCGGGGGCAACGAGCCGAGCAACCTGCAACTGCTCTGCGACGAGCACCACGCCGAGAAGACCAGGCTGAGCCAGGAGGCGTGGAAGCCAGACGTTCGGCGCGGCACGTCGGCGCGAGCGCAGGCGAAGCGACGAGTCCGGGCCGCCGGGCTCTACCAGCAGTGACCAGGGGAGGAGGACCGGATGCTCATCGAGTACCCAGCGGCGCAGGACGACGAGGTCGAGTTCCCGACCCTCGGACCGCAGGTCGCACAGTTCATCGAGAGCCGGTTCAAGTTCGGTCCGGGATCGCTCCAGGGGCAGCCCGCGCGCCTGAGTGATGATCAGCTCACCGTGCTCTACCGGGCATACGAGTACTACCCCGAGGGGTATCGGCTCTACGGCATCGATATGTCCGGCCGTCGCCGCTTCCAGCGGGTGAGCTGGTCGGTGCGCAAGGGCTCGGCCAAGACGGAGTTCATGGCGTGGGTCACCGGCTGCGAGCTGCACCCCGACGCGCCGGTCCGGTTCACCGCATACGACGGGAACGCCGAGGGCGGGCTCGCGCCCGGTCGCGCGGTCAACAACCCCTACATCCCTTTGCTGGCCTACACCAAGGACCAGACCGAGGAGCTGGCGTTCGGCGCGCTCCGATCGATCCTGGAGACCAGCGAGGACTCCGACAAGATCTTCGACATCGGCAAGCAGCGCATCCTCCGGCTCAACGAGTTCGGCGCCGAGGACGGGAAGTGCCACGCTCTCGCCGGTAACCCGAACTCGGCCGACGGCGCGCGCACGACCTTCCAAGGCCTCGACGAGACCCACCGTCTCTACACCGAGACCCACCGCGACGCCATTGAGACCATGCTCAACAACCTGCCGAAGCGGCCGATGGAAGACGCCTGGCAGCTCGCGATCACCACCGCGGGTGAGCCTGGTCAGGGGTCCTACGCCGAGGACGAGTTCCGCGAGGGGAAGGCCTGCGCCGAGGGCAAGAAGAAGTCCGAGGGGTTCTACTTCCTCCACCGGCAGGCGCCGGACAACTCGAAGTTCGACACCATGGAGCAGCGGATGGCCGCGATCTGGGAGGCCACCAGCCCCTCGGTGCGCGAGTGGTCACGGCTGGACTCCATCGCCGCCAACTGGGATCGCGAGGGAGCCGACAAGCAATACCTGGAGCGGGTGTGGACAAACCGGTGGACCCAGACCGCGGCGCAGGCCTTCGATCGAGACGAGTTCGAGGCGCTCGGCGACCCTCGGTTCGTGATTCCGGACGGCGCGTTCGTCGCCGTCGGGTTCGACGGCGCGAAGTTCCAGGACTCTGTCGGCTTCGTGGTCACCGAGATCAGTACCGGCAAGCAGAACGTCGTGGGGTTCTGGGAGCGGCCGGAAGACTCGGTGCTCGGCCAGAACGAGGACGGATCGAAGAAGAAGTGGCAGGCCCCGGAAGCCGAGATCAATGCCACTTTCCACTCTATCATGAAGCGTTTCAACGTGTGGCGTGTCTACGCCGACCCGCCACACTGGGTCGAGTCGGTCGGCTCGTGGCACGCGATGTACCCCGACAAGGTCTACGAGTTCTGGACCAAGGACCCGACGCGAATGTACTACGCGGTCAAGGGGTATCGCAGCGCGATCTCCAGCGGCCGGGTCTGTCATGACGGAGACCCCGACTTCGTCCGGCACATCGGGAACGCGGGCAAGCGCACGACACGCGGTGTCGACGAGGACGGCCAGCCGCGTTTCATCCTGACCAAGATCGCCTACGAGCGGAAGTTCGACCTCGCGGTGGCGGGCATCCTATCGTGGGAGGCTCGGATGGACGCGATCAACGAAGGCGCCGAGCCGGAGGTGGATGGCGAGTTCATTCGGGCTCGGTAGCTGGGCTGATACAGTGATCGCAATCGATGAGGGGATACTCGGGTGAAGGTCGTCAAGTACAACGAGCGGGTCAAGGCCGCTCGTCCCGAGGGCCACGATGACCCCACGAACGACTGGTTCCTCATCTACCTGCTGAAGGAGCTGTACGCCGGATTCCCGCGGCATAAGCGCCTCACTCAGTACGTCGACGGCGATCCGCCGAAGCCGGAAACCCCTGAGAGCGCCAAGGACTCGTGGAAAGAGTACGAGGCGTTTCGGAAGAAGTCGCGCAACAACCTCGCCGAGCAGATCATCGGCGCCTGCACCGATCGAACCACGGTGCAGGGGTTCCGCACCGCCGCCGAGTACGACACTGACGGTGACGAGCAAGCCCGCGAACTCTGGGACGAAAACGACCTGGATGTCAAGGGCGACAAGGCTATCAACGACAGCTACACCTACGGCCGAGGTTTCCTGCTGGCCGACCCGATCACGAAGAAGGCTCGGCACTACCTGCCCTGGCAGGCCACCGTCATCAACGACGTCGCCGAGAACCCTCGCGCCGGTCTCTGCATCGAGCACCGGCCGACCGAGGGCCGTGACTACGCCTTCCTCTACCTGCGCGACGTTGACGCCAACGGCCTCGGCACTGGCAAGGTCAGCATCCACATCGCCGTGCGCGACCGGGACACCCGCACGACCCTGACCGGCGGGCATTTCAGCACCGAGGTCCCGGTCTCGTCCTACCTCCCACAGCGGTGGGTGTGGTGGAAGACCGTCCCGACCGAGCTGGAGCGCATCCCCCTCGTCGACTTCCCGAACAAGGACGAACTCGGCGAGTTCGAGAAGCACACCGACGTTCTCGACCGGATCAACCACATGATCCTCCAGCGCGTCGTCATCGCGACCATGCAGGCCTTCAAGCAGCGCGCGATCAAGGGCAAGTTCCCGAAGTACGACGCCAAGGGTGTCGAGATCGACTACGACAAGATGTTCCCCTCGGACCCCAACGCGCTCTGGCTCCTGCCGGAGACGGCGGAGATCTGGGAGTCGGGGCAGACCTCGATCCAGGACATTCTCTCGGCGGTCAAGGACGACGTCCGCGACCTCGCGTCAGTCACCCGCACGCCGATGAACTACTTCCAGTCCGACTCGGCGAACCAGTCGGCGGCCGGTAGCGAGCTGCAAAACGACTCCTACCTGCTGAAGATCCGCGATCGCAAGACCCGGATGTCGGCACGCTGGCGCCGATTCATGTCGCTGATGTTCGAGATCAATGGGGACACCGAGCGCGCGAACATGAAGAAGCTCGCGGTCATCTGGATGCCGAGCGACAACGTCTCGATCACCGACCGGTACTCCGCGGCGTCGCAGGCGAAGTCGCTGGGTCTGTCGCTGCGCACCGTCATGCGCGAGGTGCTCAACTACGACCCCGAGACCATCGAGGTCGCGGAGCTGGAGATGATCTCCGAGACGCTGAAGGCCGCGATCCGAGCGCCGCAGGCGGGTGAGACGACCGGGGCGAACCCTGCACAGCAGACGCCGCTCCAGCAGCGCGCCGCGTCGGCGACCGCGCTCGCCGCGAGCAACGGCGCGACCAGTCGATCCACTGGGGCCACGGCCGGTAGGAGCGGCCAGTGACCACCCCCGGCGCGCTCCCCGCGCGTCCGGCGCTGATGGACGTGCCCCCGGTCCCGCCGGACCAGATGACCACCGAGGAGACCGAGGCCTGGATCGTCGCGCAGGTCGCCGCGATCACTCTCGCCGCGGCGGCGATGCGCACGAACATCACGAACAACATCGTCATCCAGCTCGTCTCGATGCTGCGAATGATCAACCCCTACAACGAGAATGCCGTCACCAGGTTCGCCGAGGAAGCGGCACAACTCGTCACCTCGGGGATGGGGGAAGCCGGGCGAATTGCCTGGTCGGCGGTTGCATCTCGGCTGGCCGTCCAGGGACACTCGCTCCGCGGGGAGTACCAGCCTCCGGTCGACGGCCGGACGACCGACCTCGCGGTGGCCTACAAGCGGGTCGCCGCCGACTACCGGTATCGGGTGTCTCTCGGAACCGAGTCGATCGCCGGGACGATCCAGCAGGCCGAAGAGGAGCGCTTCCAGGCGATCGGAGGCGCAATCGTCGCCGAGGGCAGACGAGGGGAGTCGAATGCCAAAGTCGAAGGCACGCAAAGGTCACCGACGAAAGGTGGCAGCTCGAAGTCGACGAGCGGAGGCGGAAGCGGAGCGGACCGGTCTGGATCCGCGAAAGGCTCCGATGGTTCTTCGGCTGGCGGCTCAACGGCATCGAGCGGCTCGACGGCAGGCTCGTCAGGAGGAGCCGACACCCCTCGGCGTCCCACTAAGACTGATCGACCCGGCAACGTCGAGCCCGACGACTGGGAGCCCGACACCGAAGCTGCTCCCGGACAGGCCCCAGGAGATGTGGACGACGAAGAGGCGGCCCGTCTCGAAGCCGAGCTTCGTCGTGAAGCAGCCCTGAGCGACCAGGAGAAGCAGACGCTCCTGGAGCAGGTCGCTCAGCAGGAGATGGAGATTCGCCTGGAGCGGATGGTCAACGACGACATCGGCATGGCGAATCGGTCAGCGTTCCGCGGCGCGATCAACGCCGTGCCGGGAGACGTCATCATCGGCTACCGGCGGGTGCTGCACCCCGAGCTGGCAGAGTCTGGCCAGTCGTGCGGTCTGTGCGTCGCGGCGTCGACCCGGCTCTACAAGAAGAAGGATCTGCTCCCGATCCACAACCTGTGCAACTGTGAGCCGGTCGAAGTGATCAAGGGTCGCGATGTCGGCCAGCAGATCAACGACGAGGATCTGGATACACTCTACGGAGCCGCCGAGGACTCGACGGACCGTCAAGACCTGTCGAACACGAAATGGACGGTGTTCGACCATCCGGAGCTTGGGCCGGTTCTCCGGTCCGTGCCTCGGAGCAAGAAGAAGAAGCCCGTCGACATCGCGTTCAGTTCGCGGGAGTCAGCTAGTGACCGGGGAGGTCAATCATGAAGCACACCAACAAGTCCCGCATCATCGCCGCAGCCATGCCGCTCGACGGCATGGTGCCGTTCTCCGGCCGACCGGCCCGCGCCGGTCGAGCGATCCCGCGTCGTGATCCCGACCCAAACGAGCACGGCGGGAAGGGTGGCAAGGGCGGGAAGCCCGGCGAGAACGACGATCCGGATGACGATGACGATGACGACCCGAAGCCGATCGTCGTCAAGGACACCGAGGAGTACAAGACCCGGGATGCCGAGGCGAAGGCCGAGAAGCGACGCGCCGACGCCGCCGAGGCCGAGCTGAAGAAGCTCCGGGAGGCCGGGCTCTCCGACGACGAGAAGACCCGAGCCCGCGAGCGCGATGAGGCCGTGCGCACGGCCGTCTCCGATAAGGAGACCGAGTTGACCGACCACTACGAGGGTGTGATCGGCGGTCTTCAGCAGCAGATCATCGACTCCGAGATCGACGGCATCCTCGGTGCCGGTGGCTTCGAGCGCAAGAAGTTCGAGGACGTCATCGCGAGTTTGGACACCAGCCGATTCATCAAGGACGATGGGTCCGTCGATCGAGAGAAGGTCAAGAAGGTGTTCACCCCGGTCATCGAGGCGTCCACATCTCGGCCTCCGCGGACTTCGACCACGCGAGTCGCGCGGAACACCGGCTTCGGCCGATACCTGGAAGATCAGGACTGAGAGAAGGAGAGCCCCATGCCCGGTCTTGTCCCCCAGCGGACGACCAACACGAACATCCGGGACCACACCTGGCTGGCATCCGCCGACGGCCTGGAGTACGCGCAGAGCGCCACCCTCCATGCCGCGAGCCTGAAGGCCGCCGGTGGTCACCGCGAGCAGAACTGGGTCAAGGGTGGCACGCCGCTCGGCCAGATCACCGCCCCGGGTGCGACGAAGGACCAGTACGGCCTCTACGACCCGGCCGCGACCGACGGTCGACAGAAGCACGTCGCCTTCCTCGTCGACTCGAAGCAGCTCATCGATCCCGTCACTGGGCAGGACAACGTCCCGCTCTCCGGCGCGATCATCAAGCGGGGCCAGATCCTCGTCAACCAGCTCCCGGTCGACTTCGACGTGACCGACGCCGACGTCAGCCCCCATTTCATCTACCGGTAATCGGCCACCACACCGATACCCCTTCACCAGATAGGAGTGGGCGATGCCCATCAATCGCGACTACGTCGACCCGGCGGAGATCACGCGACAGGTCCGAGTGGCCCTGGCAGAGCAGGACATCAATGGCCCGAACACTCTCGCGCCGTACCTGCCGTCGGAGACCATCGACGACATCGAGTACAGCGCGGACGAGGGTCAGGGTGGCCTGATCGAGGCCGCGATGTACCGCGCGTTCGACGCCGAGCTGCCGCTGGCGAACGACGAGGCGCTCGGGCAGATGCGTGGTCGCATCCACCCGCTCGGCCAGAAGATCCCTCTCATGGAGGAGGATCGCATCCGGCTGCGCAACGGTGCCGAGAGCGGCCTGACCAACTACATCGACCGGGTTGCGCGTCGCATCGCTCGCGCTGTCGCGCTCCAGATCAACCTGAAGCGCGCCGAGGCTCTGGCCCTGGGCAAGCTGGTCTTCGTCGGCAACGACCAGAACTTCGAGGTGCCGTTCGGCCGCCGCGCCGACTTCACGACCACCGCGGCCGAGCTGTTCACCGATCCCGACTCCGACCCCATCCAGTATCTCTCGGACCTCAACGAGCTGTACCTGGACGAGAACGGCTTCGAGATCGGCGAGTTCCTCACCTCGACCCAGGTCAAGTCGGCGTTCTACCGGCACCCGAAGGTCGTCAATGCGGCCATGGGTCGCGACGCCGCGACCTACGGCCAGCTCGCCCCCGACGCCAACGTTGCGGCGCTGCTCGCGCAGCACAACCTGCCCGGCTTCACCGTCAAGGGTGGCCGCGTCAAGGTCCGCGAGGTCGACGGGTCGCGCACGATCAAGGACCTGCTCCCGCGGGACTCGATCATCGCGCTCCCCGCCGGTGGCGATCCGGCCGTCGCGGGCTCGTCCGAGCTTGGCTCGACCTACTGGGGCAAGACGATCGAGGCCGACAAGCCCGCATGGGGCCTGTCGGAGGAGGACGGCCCCGGCATCATCGCCGCCGTCCACGACAACGACGACGTCCCCGCTCGGATGTGGGTCTCGGCACACGCGATCGCGATGCCGGTGCTCATCAACCCGAACTACTCGCTCTGCGCGAAGGTGATCTGACATGGCCGACCGTAAGCTCGTCACACACGTGATGCTGCGCGAGCCCGGCGCCACGTCCATGTCCACCTTCGGTCCCGGCGACGAGCTGCCGGACTGGGCCGAGAAGATGGTCGAGGGGAAGGATCATCTCTTCGAGGCTCAGGACACGGCCGATCGCGCTCGCGCGGTCAGCCAGCCACGTCCGGCCAAGCGAGACCTCGCCGACAAGGACTACGCTCCGGGCATCGGCCCGGGCCGGGAGCCCGCAGCCAGCGAGGAGGGCGATTCGCAGCTCATCGACGTCGATGCGGTGCCGGAGCCCCCGAAAGGCAACGCCTCGCGCGAGGCCTGGGCTCTGTTCGCCGAGCACCCGGCGGTCGGCGTCCCCGTCACTCCCGACATGGGTCGTGACGACATCAAGGACGCCTGCATCGACGCCGGGTACGTCGAGGCATAGCACGACCCGAGAGGCCCGACCCAGGAACAGGAGGATGGCGTGGCCGCACTGGCAAAGTTCGACGACGTGCAGCGCGGCTTCGAGAAGCCCATCCCCGCAACTCTGAAGCCCAAGGTGGAGGAGTTCCTCGGTCGGGCCTCTCGGCGTCTGCACTTCTTGGTCCCGAAGCTCGAAGCCTCGCTGGTCAAGTCCTACGCCGAGAGCAACTACGACCCCGAGGCACCCGAGAGCGACGACAACGAGATCCCGCTCGTCGCCGGGTTCGTCCGGGACATGGTCGTCGAGGCCGCCGAGGTCAAGCTCCGCAACTTCTCCGGCTACAGCTCGGAGTCGGCGGGTGTGTTCTCGGTGACTCGCGAGGACTACTGGGCCAAGGGCCGCGTCGTCTTCAGCGCCGAGGATCTGGAGCTGCTCAACCAGCGCATCGACGAGACCTTCGGCGAGACGATCACCGGGCCCATCGCCACGCGCGTCCCGGCCCACCGGTGGCCCTGATGATCGGGATGAACGCCTGGATTGGCGGCGTCGACATCGAGGTCTGGTCCGAGCTGAACTCGCAGCAGGGAGACTCCTGGGGCGAGAAGAAGGCTCAGACCAAGCTGTTCACCCTGGAGAGCGTCCCCTGGGTGCCGCGCACGACCACCATGGCCACCAACGACAGCTTCCGTGAGCGGATCGAGAGCGGCTACACCGCGTACCTCTCCGCTGACGACATCGCGAAGCTCCGCGAGAACTACGAGTTCCGCGTGACCTTCCCGACCGGCCAGCAGGCGGCGTTCGCGCTCGACGGCTCGCTCGAAGGCCTCATGTGGGACCAGAACCCACTCTCCAGCATTGACCTCGGGAACGAGGTCAACTTCAAGTTCCTCCGCAGGATCGGGACCAGAAGTGGCGTCTAGCAAGCTCTTTCGTACCGGGTACGAAGAAGACATCAAGGGATTCGGCCAGCTCCTACGGCGGTCGAAACCACTCGACCGAGCACTGCGCTACTCCGCGGTCCAGATCGCCTGGTACTACCGGCGCAAGTACCCCCGGTCGAACGAGGGGGGAGCCCCGTCGGCCGACCAGGTCACCGTGATCAAGCGCGTGCCCGGCGGCCGGAGGAAGGACCGCATGGAGATGCGGATCGTCGCGAGGAATCAGAAGAATCTAAAGGAGATGTCGGAGACCTTCCGCGGCGCGCTGGTGCATACCTCCGGAGGCCGGAAGATCAGCCGACGGGGGAGGGTCTCAGGATGACGTGGACACAGCCGACACTCGATCAGCTCATCGAGGTGACCAAGGAGCGGGTCCCGGGCTTCAACAGCGACTTCCCCGAGGGGGTGACCTACCCAGACATCGAGAAGCTGTTCGCCTCGGTGCTGCGCCCTCTGGTCGAGAAGGACAGCCACATCGGCAACTTCGTCATCTCCGACTACGACCAGGACAAGGTCGACGAGGAGACCGGCGAAGTGGTCGACGGGCCCTTCATCGAGATCCACCGCCGCGGGGGAGAGTATGACCCCGACGACTTTTCGTACTCCCCGAATGTGGAGGTACTGTTCTGGGGGAAGTCGAGGTCGGTGGCGAACGACACCGCTGGTCTGGGGACGATCCTGCTCCTCGGGTGTGGCGGCGCCGAAGTCGACGGCATCCAGCTCGATTTCGTCGAGGACGCAACGGGAGACGAAGAGGTCCGTCAGAACAACTTCGACGACCGTTGCGTGACAAGACAATTCCGAACCGGATACCGACCCATCTACCCCGACTGAGTCGGGACCGAAGATAAAGGAGTAGGGCAGATGCCTTCGTTCCAGACCCTCGCCAAGCGACAGGGTGAGCTGATCCGCAAGCCGCTCGCAGGCGTCATTGCCACTGCGCCCGAGGACTTTGTCCTGGATGCCGAGTTCAAGCTCACCACGCTGGCCGCTGGCGGCGCGATCGAGCTGACCGAGCTGGACGATTGGGACCAGCTCGGATGGGTCTCGAAGTCCGACGGCGTCGTGTTCGCCGCCGACACCGAGACCAGCGACATCGAGTCCTGGGGTGCTTTGGAGCCGACCCGCTCCGACATCACCAAGGACGTCACCTCGGCGCAGTTCACCTGCCAGGAGACGAACAAGACCGTCCTGGAGATGTTCTACAACGTCGACCTGTCGACCGTCTTCGGCGACTTCGACACCGGTGAGGTCGACTTCAACCAGTCGGTCGAGCCGACCACCACCTACCGCCGGATGCTGTTCCTCTCGAAGGACGGCAGCGGCCCCAAGGAGGTGTTCATTGGCAAGCTCATGCCGCGGGCGAACGTCTCGGCCAAGAGCGACCAGAACTGGAACTCCGAGGATGCGCTCGTCCACGGCATGACGGTCAACGCCAAGGTCGACGACGATCTGGGCTACGCCGTCCGGCACATGTTCGGCGGCGCCGGGTGGAAGGCGCAGCTCACCAAGATGGGCTTCACCCTCGCGCCCGACCCCACCCCGTAGGACCCCGGCCCGGCTCACTCTTCCTCCCCGGTAGTGAGCCGGGCCGGACCCCACCGGGGAGTCAGATTTCCAGAAGGAGAACACCATGTCGTTCAACGCCGTCAAGCTCGTTCACCCGAAGACCGGCGTCGTCGTCACGGCGACCACCGCGGTCGACCTCACCAACTTCCGATTCAACGACGGCTACGTGCCGGTCGACACCGCGAAGGTGCTCGTCGGTTCCGAGGACGGTGAGCGGAAGTACCCCAAGCTCGCCGAGGGCCTGAAGGTCGTCGAGGAGATGGAGGCCGCGGAGAAGGGCGACGAGCCCGCCGAGGAGGCGCCCGCAGCCGACGCCGACACGACCGAGGCGAAGGGCGACGACACCAAGTCGGCCGACACCGAGGTAGCCTCGACCCAGTCGAAGACCGGCCGTACGGCCAAGGGCTCGACCGCCGCCAAGAGCGGCACAGATGCGACCGGCCAGCAGGTCGGCGTCAACTAGTCGAACTACCGGGGAGGTAGACAGTGGGAACCAGTTTCGAGTCGCTTGTCTCTCGCGCGCAGAAGCGCAACAAGGGCAAGAACCGGAAGCCGTTCGTCCTGGAGATCCAGGACGACGACCCGATCACCATCGCGTATCCCGATGCGGTCAAGTCGATGGAGTACGAGGCGGCCACCACGGTCCGGGAGCAGATCCGGATCCTGGCTGGCGCCGACTACCCTCGGCTGATGGACCTGTTTCGCGGGGAGGACATCTCCGTGGTTCAGATCCTCCTCACCGAGATGTGGGATCAGTGGAACGACGACTCGCATGACGTGCCAGGGGGAAAAGAGGTCTGATCGACCTCTTCGACCAGTACGGTCGAGACATCCTCCTGGACTTCCGTGAGCACTGGAATGGCCTGGATGTCCTGGATTACTTCGACGGCACCCGCTCGTGGTTCGAGTTCTACGAGTTCCTCAACGGGCTGCCGCCACACTCCAGGCTCCAGGCCAAACTGGCTCTCGACCCAGAGATCGCCGCGGTCATCAAGAAGCGTCGCGAGGACGCCGAGGCCGACGACGACGAGGATGACGAGGACGACGAGGGCGAAGCAGGCTGGAACCCCCAGACCCGCTCGCAAGAAGGCTTCACACCGGTCATTGCGACGCTCTACACGGTGCTCGAAGCCATCAACGAGATCCCCCGCACGCTGATCGCGGTCAATGGTCGCAAGCCACCGCGGGCTCAGAAGATCCCTCGGCCGGTCAGCGCGTTGGACATCCTCGAACTCGAAGACGAACGAGACGAAATGGCCGATCTCTCGTCCAGGTTTGGCCTTCGCAAGCCGAGCTGAGCTAGGATCGGAATCGCCTACCGAGAGGGCACCAGGGAACGGAAACCCCTGGTGCCCTTTCGCACATTCGGAGAGGGGTGAGACGGCGTGGCGAAGACCTTCCTGGTCGGCGAAGGCGCTGTTCGGCTCATCCCGAACGCCGCCGGATTCCACGTCAAAGCCCGGAAGGCGATCAAGGAGGGTGGCGGCCTCAACGTCGGCGTCGACCTCCGGCCGGAGACCAAGGCCTTCCGCCAGGAGGCGCGCACCCGGCTCCAGTCGGTCAAGCTCACCCACGACGTGAAACTGCGTGCCGACGCCGCCGGTTTCAGCCGGGACGCGCAGGCCAAGATCACCGCCACCCGCAATCTCTCGGCCAACGTCAGCCTGAAGGCCACCCTCGACAAGGGCTCGCTCCGCAGCGCATACGACGCCGCGCGACTCCTGCTCGCCTCGTGGGGTCCGCTGCACGTCTCGATCAAGGCCAGCGTGGACGACGCCGACCTTCGGCGGGCCCTGGAGCAGATGCGCGTCCGGGTCGAGTCCGCTCGACTCACCGCGAACATCCGCAGCCGCGACCGGGGAGGCATCGGCGGCGGTCTCGGTGGAGGCGGCGGTGGTGGGGGTGGAGGGGGTCGACCTCTCCGCACGGCCGCGCGCACCACCGCGGTCATCGCGGCTCCCATCGTCACCCAGGCCGCGCTCGGCGGTCTTACCGCACTCGTCGGCGCCGCGTCGCAGGCTGCCGGAGCGCTCGGGCTCATCCCCGCGGCGGCGACCGCTGCCGGAGCGGGTCTCGCCGCGGTGGCCATCGGTGCCGTCGGCATCGGGGGAGCATTCTCTGCGCTCAGCGACGCCTCGGAACAGGCCGGGAGCGCGGTCACCCAGAGCGCCAGTCAGCAGGCCTCGGCGCAGCGTCAGATCGCGCAGGCTGACCGCGGACTCGCCACCGCGCACCGCGGGGTCACCCGCGCGCTCGAAGACCTGAACAACGAGCGCCGCAACGCTGTTCGTCGCCTCCGCGACATGAACGACGAGCTGAAGATGGCTCCGATCAACGAGCGCGAGGGAGCGCTCGCGATCAAGGAGAGCTACAAGCGGCTCCAGGAGGCCTACGCCTCCGGCGACGTCCTCGAAATCGAGGGTGCGCAGATCGACGTGGAGAAGTCGAAGCTCCAGTACGACCAGATCCGCAAGCAGAACTCGGACCTGGCCGCCGACGTCGCGATCGCGAACAAGAAGGGAGTCGAGGGAGACTCCCAGGTCATCGCGGCCAAGGACGGCGTCGTCGACGCCAACAACGCGCTCATCGACGCGCAGGACGCGCTCACCTCGGCGATGGAGTCGGCGGCCGAGGCCACGAAGCAGATGGCGGCCGGGACCGACAAGCTCGCGCAGGCGATGGCGAAGCTCTCTCCCAACGCGCAGGACTTCGTTCGGAAGATCCACGCGCTCGGACCAGCATGGACCGAGACGCGAAAGTTCATTCAGGACAACCTGTTTGCCCATCTCGGCGACTCCGTCACCCGACTGGCCGGAGTTCAGCTTCCGGTGCTCCGGACCGGGCTGGCGGGGATCGCCTCCGAGATCAACCTCGGCGTGCGCGGCGCGCTGGCGACTTTCTCCACCGAGATGGCCGCCGCCGACTTCACGACCACGCTGGAGAACACCCGGCAGATGTGGGCCGGGATCGGACAGAGCTTCGCTCCGTTCTCGCAGGCCTTCATGAACCTCGCGACCGTCGGCTCGGAGTTCATGCCCCGGCTCGGTACAGCGGTCGCGAACATGGCCAACGAGTTCAAGCAGTTCACCGACGAAGCCCGGGCCGACGGCTCGATGCAGGAGTTCTTCGAGAACTCCCTGACTATGGCCAAGCAGCTCGGTCGCATTCTGGCCAACGTCGGAGCCATTGTCGGAGAGGTCTTCTCGGCCGGAGCCGAGGTCGGCGGGGGCTTCCTCAACACCATCGAGACCGCGACCGGCGAGCTGCGTGAGTTCCTCGGGTCGGCCGAGGGACAGACGGCGCTCACCACCTTCTTCGAGGGTGTCCGGGTCGCCGTGCAAACGCTCGCCCCCATCATCCAGATCGTCGCGTCGACGATCCTCACCGTTCTCGGACCCGCACTGACCGACCTCGTCATCGGGCTCGGCCCGGGCCTGGTCGCCATGTTCGAGGGGCTCTCGGTCGGACTCGCGGCGATCCAACCGGTGATGCAGGTCGTCGGCCAGGCCATCGGCACTATCGGTGTCGAGCTGGGTGAGGTCTTCAAGGTCATCGGCCCGGTCATCGCCGAGACCCTGTCTGCGCTCGCACCGGCGGTCCAGCCGCTCGCGCAGGCCTTCGGCTCCCTGATCACCGCGGTGGCGCCGATCCTGCCGCTCCTCGCGCAGCTCGTCGCGCAGCTCGTCGGCGCGCTGGCGCCGGTCCTGACCACTCTCTTCGACGCGCTTGCGCCGGTCATTTCGCAGCTCGTCGAGGCCCTGATGCCGGTCATCCCACCGCTCGCGGAGGTGCTCGGCCGACTCGCTGGCGTCTTCGGCGAGATCATCGCGACGCTGCTCGGCGCGCTCGGACCGGTGCTCGTCGATCTGGTGAACACCTTCATGGACCTGATCGTGCAGGTCATGCCGTTCACGAACCTGCTTCTCGATCTCGTCGCCGAGGTGCTCCCGGCCTTCGCGTCGATCCTGACCGAGATCCTCCCGCTGCTTCCGGCGCTCGTCCAGCCGCTCGTCGAGCTGGCCATGGCCGTGCTGCCGAAGCTGCTCCCGGTGTTCCAGGCGCTCGTGCCGATCATCGGCGAGGTCATGAAGTTCATCGCGGGCATCATCTCGTGGGCCATCCGCGAAGTGATCGTCCCGGTAATCACTTGGCTATCAACGCCTTTGGAGAATATCGGCCGCGTCTTCGGCTGGTTGTGGAATGAAGCGATCAAGCCAGCCTGGGACGGGATCACCAACGCGATCTCGTGGGGCTGGGAGAACCTGATCTCCCCGGCTTTCGATGCGCTCCAGACCGGGATCTCGCGCGTCGGTGACTTCTTCTCCGATGTCGTCGACGGAATCCAGATCGCCTGGGGCAGACTGCAATCCGCGGCCTCGACTCCGATCAACTGGGTGATCAACCACGTGATCAACGGCGGCATCGGCCGCGCGTGGAAGGCCGTCGACAACTTCCTCGGCGGGCACCTGCCGGACTGGGTCGATGTCAGCCCGATCGGAATGGCTGTCGGTGGCGAGGTCCCGATGGCGAAAGGTGCTGAGCGAGGCAAGGACTCGGTCCGCATCCTGGGTATGCCGGGCGAGCACATGTGGGACGTCGAAGACGTTCATCGCGCCGGTGGCCAGAAGGCGATGTACCGGATGCGTGACATGGTCATGCGCGGGGAGCCGTTCACCTGGACCCCTGGCGGCCTGGCTGCCGCGACCGGCGACGGCGCGCTGCCGCGCTACGCCAAGGGTGGCGAGCTGTCGGCCGGTGACAAGCTCTCCCCGCTCCCGGGCGAGGGAGGTCTCCAGCCGATCGCGCAGCTCATGGCGCGCATCATCAAGGGCACCTGGCCCAAGACAGTCTCGTCCATCGGCGGGTACCGGCCGCCGGACGGCTACAACGAGCACTCGTCCGGCCGCGCGCTAGACGTCATGGTGACCGAGCTGGGAGGCAAGACCGGCGACGAGGTCACCGACTTCTCGATGGCGAACCACCCGAACTACCCGGTGACGCACACCATCTGGAAGCAGATGATGCACTACCCTCCGGACGGTCGCACCGAGGGAATGGACGACCGCGGGTCGCCGACGCAGAACCACATGGACCACCCGCACATCTGGTACGCGCCGAACCAGGGCCCGATCAACCCCAACGTCATGCCGGACAACATCGTGTTCGGCGGGGTCACCGACGCCGGTGTGCGCAAGGGCATCACCGCGTGGGCCGAGAAGGCCTTCAACACCGCGCTCGCCCCGGTGAAGAAGCTGCTCGACACCCAGGCGTTCAACCCGCCGCCGGAGATCAAGGCGACCCCGCGCGAGCTGTACAAGGGTGTCGTTCAGCCCGCCAAGGAGAAGCTCCTCGACAAGGTGTCGGAGCTGACCTCCATGGAGGGCTGGAAGAACATGCTCGGCGGCGCCGTGGACAAGGTCCGCAAGGGTGCTGGCGGTCTCCTCGGCGGGATCGCGAAGCTGTTCGACACTGGCGGCGTCGTCCGGCCGGGCACCACCGTGGTCCAGAACGACACCGGCCAGGACGAGTACCTGCTCAACCCGCTCGACACGCTGATGCTGCGCGGGCTGATCGGCGCGCTCCGCGGCATCGGCATCAACCCGAAGATCGAGCAGCAGGCGCCGCTGACCCCCGAGGGCACCGGGCCCGCAGACGTCAATATCGCTGGCGTCGGCGGCCAGTCGACGACCCCGGGAGAGCTGCCCGTTCCGCAGCAGGACGAGATCAAGCCGCCGACGGCTCAGGATCTCGACGGTGGGCTGGCGGGGACCGGCTCCGGCGCCGCAACGATCCCGCTGAAGCGCAACCCCGACGGCACGTACACCTCGACCGACCCCGAATGGGCCAAGCTCATCCAGCGGGAGTCCGGTGGCGACCCCACGGTCACCCAGAAGGTCACCGACGTCAACTCCGGCGGCAACGAGGCGTCGGGCTTGTTCCAGATCGCCAAGGGCACCTGGGCCTCGAACGGCGGGACGAAGTACGCGCCGACGGCGGGCCAGGCTACCCCCGAACAGCAGGCCGAGATCGCCGCGAAGATCTTCAACGACCAGGGTGGCTCCCCCTGGGGGTCTGGTGCTGATCAGAACTTCGGCCGCGAGGACGAGGCGCTGCTGCGCGCGGGCATCCGCCCCGCCACCCCGGCGGGCACGAAGGACGATCCGGTTTCGGTCACCGTCGACACTCCGTCGGCCGACCCGTCGAAGGACTGGCCGACCACCGCGGAGACCAAGCCTGGCGACAAGACCGGGTCGGCGTATGGCCAGAATCTTCAGGGTGCGGCGATCGGGCCCAATGGCGAGTACAAGCCGGACCGGAACGTCACCCCGGGACCGAGCGGCACCGCGGCGCAGAAGCCGATGTTCATCAACCCCTTCGATACCTTCGAGGGGAAGATCGGGCAGAGCTTCGCCGAGCACACCCCTCTCGGAATCGGCGGTCCGCAGGTCTCCAAGCTCGCCGAGAAGGCCCCGGCCATCACCGAGCTGGCCAACGGCGTCGCGCAGAACATCCCGGCCTACGCCGCCGCGCTGGCGGGCAACCCGGCCATGCTCGCTGAGAAGGTCGCCACCGCCACCGGCGCCTGGGCCACGAAGACCGCGACCGACTTCGCGAGCTACGTCCCCGAGAACGCCGGAGGCATGGTCGAGTCGCTGCTGTCCGCAGCCGCGGGCCCGCTGATTGGTACGGTGAACACCGGCCTGAGCAAGGACGACTTGACGTCAACCATGGAGGACGTCCAGAACCGGCAGATCAGGCGAACCAAGACCGGGCGACGGAGGATCTGATGGGGGCTCTGAGCCGCGGAGACAAGACCTGGGTCATCTACCGCGGGCCGGAGGGTGGCCGGTTCTGGCTGTCCGGGATGCCCGGACGCGGGAAGCAGGGTGTCGAGCTGGCCAACGGGCTCGTCGGACTCGACCGGCCGCCAACGGAACTGGTCTGGCTCCAGGAGGCGAAGCAGAACGGCGCCGATCTCGTCGGTTCCAACGTCGACGTCCGCACGGTCAAGGGTGCGGTGAACATCCTGGGTCGGACTCCGCGGGAGCTGCGCGCGGCCTTCGACGAGTGGCAGCGGAACAACTTCTTCGACCGGTACTCCCGGCTGTTCTTCATCAATAGCTACAGCGGTGTCCGGTACCTCGACGTGCTCCTCGGCGAGTCGACGAACCAGTCGCTCGACAAGGACCCCGCGCTACTCCGACGGATCGCCGACTACCCCTGGACGTTCGTCAGCCCGAACCCCTACTACAAGGGCTACACCGAGGAGTTCACCGGCAAGATCCCGGCCAGCGGAGAGTCGACCGTCGAGATCAAGGTGCGCAATCTCGGCTCAGCGCCGCGGACCTACCCGCGGATCTATCTGCCCGGGCCCGGCGTCTGGCACATCCCTCGGGGGACTCGCGCAGCGAACTGGCGTGGCGAGGAGAAGCTCGGGCCGATCGACAACGAGGACACGATCCCGCTCCCCGCGCTGAAGACCGGCGAGGGCATCTGGCTCAATCCGGATCCGCGCATCGAGACCATCACCCGGGAGTCGACAGACGGCAAGGAGAAGAACCTCTGGGCACAGATGAGCGGGCAGCGGCCGAGGCTCTGGCTCAATCCCCGCAGCGAGGAGACCTGGAAGTTTCGAGTCACCGGCGGGGTGTCCGGTCGCGAGGTTCGCATGGTCGTCCAGCCCCTCTACCTGACGTTCTGGTGAGCCGATGACTACCGCATTCATGGACCCGCCACCCATCTCGATGGACGACCGCGGGATCATCCCCTCGTGGCGCACCGAGGTCGACATCGAGGTCCGTCGCTGGATCGACGACGACCCGATGGGCCTGGAGGGCTACTGCAACGACTTCATCGGCGCCGAACTCGACTTCGCCGAGAACGAGACCGGCCCGGGTCAGATCGAGGTCCCCCACAACTCTCGGTGGGCCAAGATCTTCGCGAACTGCGACAACGAGAACGTTTTCGTTCATGCCCTGGTCAACGGCAAGTGGTGGACCGGTCGTGTCGACAAATGCCGCAAGCGCCGAAAGGGCAAGAAGCGCACCGTCATTGCCGAGCTGGTCAGTGACTACGTCTGGCTCGAATCGATGTTCTGCTGGCCAAACAACTTCACCCCCTTGGGATTCCAGTGGCCCAAGAAGAATGTGAAGCTGATGCCGACGAAGTCGATGATCGAGAGCTACATCTTCGAGGTCGTCTTCCGGCTCCAGGCGTTCGGCAGTGGTCTCTACCGGTTCCCGATCGGTTTCTTCAACGACCCCGGCAAGCACTGGTGGTCGATGAACGTCAAGGACTGGGCGCAGCCATGCGTGGTGATTCCCGGCAACGTCCTCTACGACACGACCCGATGGAACGCACTGCTCGCGCGGATGACCCCGCTCGACGAGCTGTTCAAGGAGGTCGCCTACGACGAGCACGTCGTCATCGAGGCGCAGGCCTGGGTCAAGGGCCGAGACCCGCAGCCGTCCAAGGACATCACCCTCGACAAGTCGTGCATCTACTTCCAGGTCAAGGACAAACGAGGGGTCACCGGCCGCACCGGAACGCTGCTCGACGGCCTGTTCAACACCATCATCGACACGATCAGCCCGGTCGTGGAGAACGTCGTCGGCGCCTTCACCGAGAACAGCTCGATGTACTCGCTGTCGAAGTTCTACGGCACCGACCCCAAGGACCCCTGGGTGGTCATCCGCGAGGACGACCTCGACGATGACATCGACGAGTCCGAAGTCATCATCAACAGCCCCCAGGCCCACACCGGGATCGTCGGCGGTCAGGCCCCTGAGTGGCTGAACAAGGGTATCGAGATGGTCGCCAACGCGGCGATCGGCGGGATTCTGGCCATGGCGGGGATCTCGTTCCTGTCGGACCTGATCAGCGGCGAACTCTCCGACATCGTCATGGCCTTCCAGAGCCAGACAAACGAGCGGCTGCGCGCCAAGTTCGGCATCTTCATGCTCCCGGAGGCTTTCGCGGGCACCGGCACCACTGCGTATACCTTCGACGCGGTCCAGGCTCTCCGCAAGATCATGTATGAGACCCGGCCGTACCGGTCGTTCTCGGTCACGATCACCGACGGGAAGCCCTTCATCCCGTTCGTCCACTTCGACATCGGGGACCCGATCGGGTGGGAGGACGAAGGCGAGATCCACGTCGATTACGTGCGCCGGATCACGGTCACACTCAGCCGCGAGCGAAAGACGAAGATCACGATCAAGGTCGGTGACGACCAGGGATTGAAGGACCCCATGGAGGCAGCGATGAAGCGAGTGCAGGGGGTCAAGCAGGCCTTCGACTTCTGGACTTTGTCGGACGCTGGGTCCTGACCGATAGACTGACCGCGACCGAGGGAGAGAGATGCCGGACACTATCAAGGAAGCCATCGTCCAGCTAAAGCTGCGATGGGACGGCGACGTGATGGACTACGAGTCCACCCGCCGCGCAATCATCGAGGTCACCAACGGTGTCGGCGAGCTGCTCCTCCCCCGCGGACGACAGGGAGACCCCGGTAACGACGGCGAACCCGGGCCTAAGCTGGCACCCGACCTCGTCGTCGAGGAAGCCAACGATGCCGACGTCACCCCGCAGCTCCCCCAGGGGCTCGCGGAGGGCGACCGAGGATACGTCGTCATCAACGACACCACCAAGACCGCGTGGTTCTGGTCCGGCGAGCAGTGGTTCATCGTCCATGACGTTGTCGGTCTCCAGGGGGAGATCGGCCCGTCGGTCGGCTTCACCGTCGGCACCGTCACGACCTCTCCGTCCGGCGGCCAGGCATCGGTCTCCATCGACCCGTCGTCCACCCCGACGAACAAGATCCTGAACTTCACCCTCCCTCGCGGCGACAAGGGGGCCGTCGGCGTCGGTCAGAAGGGCGAGCCCGGCGACGCGATCACCACGGCGGCCGACTTCGAGATGCCCGAGGAAGGCCTCCAAGACGGCCAGGTGCCGGTCTGGGACACCACCGCGGGCAAGTTCATCCCTCTCACCATCACCTCGGGACCCGTCGGCCCATACGGCCTGGGACCCAATGAGTTCACCGTCGTCACCGACAACAACTGGTCGAACGACTACAAGGTCATCGCTCAGATCGAGATCCCCGCGCAGGCCTTCGCTTGGCACCCCCGAGTCTTCGCGCAGTGCGACGTCCGGCTCACCGGCATCCAGGCCCGCGTCGACCTCGAAGCCCGACTTGGCTCCCCAACCGGACCCGTCGTTGGCCGGGGACCCGGCAACACCATCTCGACCTTCATCGACAACTACTACCCGCGCGACCTCTCTCCGGCATTCGAGGGAGGGCCGATCACCCCGGACTCCTCGGCGTACTCTGTGGCCCGAGGAGCTGTCGGCACGATCTATCTCGTGATCCGGCGCATCGACACCCTGGCCACCTTCGGCGTCTCCACCCGGCGGGACCGGGCATCGTTGGCCGTCTACTGCGACCCGATCCCGGGCTCGGAGAGCTGACGTGACCTACCCCGCGGAGGGGAACCGGCATACCCCGCGCGAGCTGATCGAGGCCGGGTCGAAGATCGCGCTGAAGAGCGACATCTGGGACCCCAAGAGCGTCCAGGAGATCGTCGCCAAGATCTTCGACCTCTTCGACTTCGACATCCCCAATTGGCAAGACGCCATTGCTAATTGGGAGGCGCTGAAGGACGCCTTCGAGGGCACCTATGTCGGAAATGATGTCGCTCTGAACATCATTCAGAACACCGTCGGCACGATCCGCCGACTGGTCACCGGACTCATCGACCCCTCGCGGCTCCCGCTGATCCCATTCAGCCACATCGGGGAGGCCTACCCCAACCTGCTCGACAACGGCAGCTTCGAGGGGCCGGACTCGCTCGCCGGTGACGACGACTGGGCCTGGGACGGCACCGAGGGACACAACGCTCTTGGCTCCGCACGAGCCACGGCCGACGGTAGCCGAAAGGTGTTGCTGTCCAACGCCGTAGCCGCGACACCGGAGCAGAAGTTCAACGTCGCCGGGTGGGTGAAATGGACCGGACTGACCGCCGGTCCCGCAGCGCTGCGCGTCTCGGCGCTGGCCTACAACGGCACCGCGGTCGTCGAGGAAGCCGTCATCGTCAATGCGGACTCCCCGGCTGCATCGTCGAATTGGATCGAGTTCGCCGGAACGTATCAGGTGCCGCCGACAGCCACGAGCGTGCGCGTCCAGGTCGAGGTCGGCGCGTCGGCCAGCGCGGGCACCGTGTGGTGGGACGACATCAAGGTCTCGAAGTACGGCAGCCTTCCGCAACGCTTCATCAGCGGCCTGCTCGACGCGCTCGGGGACCTCGGAGACGGCATCGCCGCGGTCGTCGGCCGGATCGGCGACTTCTTCGACAACATCACCGGCCGCGTCGGCGCCACGATCGTCGACATCCAGCAGTGGGTCTCTCAGCTCGGCACGATCCTGTCCGGCGGGACCGTCGGTACCGGAATCCTGCCGACCCTGTCGAACGGCCTCCGTGGTGTTGTCGGTGGCATTCAGGACTTCGCGCAGAACATCCTCGACGCCATCATCCGAGCGATCCGCGGTGTCCCCTTCGTCGGAGGTTCCTTGGCGAACCTCATCGAGGAAGTCACCGGACTCCGCACCACGGCCGACGTCGCTAACGCGACCGCGATCACCGCAGACACGAAAGCGGAGAACCTCGCGGCCAACGTGCGCGACGGCGCGGAGAACACCGGCGCGGCTGCCGGGTCCGGACCTATTGCCGAGGCCTTCGAGGCCGTCCGAGGTCTTCGTCGCCGAGCCGACGAGGCGCAGGAAGCGGCCGTCGTCGCACAGCAACAGCTCCAGGAACTCCTGGCTTCCAACGAGGCCGGGGCCTCCGGCGGTCGCAGTGGCACTGACACGATCAACCGCCCGGACTCGAACACTCTCGGCCCGCTGTGGATCTCGAACAACGTCGGCGGCGGCCAGCTCTCGATCGTCAACAACGCGATCGAGCTGACCTACTCTGACGTCTCCCAGCCTGCACGTGGATACGCACTCTGGGACGGCGAGGCGCCAGTCAGCGACTACTTCCAGAACACCGTCGTGCTGAAGAGTGGGTTCTCCAGCTCCTTCGGTGGTGGTGACCCCTACCTCTACCTGCTCAACCGGTGGGACGGACTCTGGGTTGGCAACAGCGCGAGCAACCTCATGCCGAACAACGCGATCATGACCCGGCTCTCCAAGACCGGAGGGCTCGCGGTGTACATCGTCATCAACGGCGTGGCCGGGACTCCGGTCGCCACCTCCGATGTCGAGGACCCCCGCGCCGGTGACGTGATCCAGTTCCGCCCCGGATCGCTGGCGAACGAGCGTCAGTTCTCCCTGCTCTACAACGGTCGCACCGTCGCCGGTCACACCGACAACGCCGACCTGTCGAAGATGGGTCCGACCTTCCGTCGGCACGGCGTCGCGATGTACGGCGAGGGGGTCCCCTTCGTCGGCTGGAAGCGGCCGTCGCCGATCTCCAGTTACTCCTGGTCGGACATCCCCGGCGGCGGGATCGTGCTCGGCAACGCCTTCCGATACTCGCGCGTCGCCGCGGCCTCGGTAAACCAAGTGATGAGCGCTCGCATCCCGGCGAACTTCTTTGACACGCAAGTGATGTCGGAGGACATCAAGCCTCCGGTCGGAACGACCTATGACTACGCCCGCGGAGAGTTCGTCGTGACGAAGGAAGGCTGGTGGCAGTTCGAGCTGATGTACACCGGCACCACCGTGGTGATCGACTCTTCCTCCTCCTCCCTTCTTCGTCCAGTGTTGTTCCACGGTCAGGGGGCCGTAGGGAACTCTTCGATCCCGATGTCAACCACCGTCCGCGTCAACCCGAACCAAGATGACCCGGACACCTTCGGAGACCAAGGGAAACAGGCACTCTCCATCACCCAGGCAATGGGGTCGGTCATGAGATACTGCACGGTTGGCGAGCGCGTCGCCCCGGGGTGGGGAGCGACCGGACCAGCCAGCCTCGTCGGCGTCGCCGACGGATACGGAATGTCGTTCTCCGGACGACTGCTCGGATAGGGGAGACTATGTCGGAAACCGTTCACGCACAGTTCGATTCGCTGCCCGGCGTCGACGTCGTGCTCACCCGAGGGCACGACGAGTACGGTCCGGACTTCATCTCCGTCGAGTGCTATCGCGACGGCGAGTTGATCCGAGGCGCGAACGGTGGGTTCAGCGGGCCTGGGGCCTGATGGTCTGGTCACCGAATCCGGAGGTCGAAGCCCCGATCAACCCGGGCCTCGGCTGGTCGGCTGACGGACCCCAGGGACCGCCGGTCGACCCCGTCGTCGGTTGGTGGGTGAAGAAGCAGCTCCTCGGGATCGCCGACAGCTACAGCGAGCACACCGCGACTCTCGCGGCGCACCTCCGCGCCGAGATGGCGGCCACCGGAACGTTCTCTGCCGCGTCGGTCGCGCACCTCGTCGCCACCATCACGGCCGCAGCCACACACCCCACCTCTCTGGCCGCGCGTCTCATCGCGACTATGTCGAGCGAGGCTGCCCACAGCGCACGAGCCAGCCTCCCGGTCAGCGGTATCGCCCCATCGAGCGCAGCCTTCCCGGCGGCCGTGAGAGCGCAGCTCTTCGCGATGGCGATGGGTCTGTCGGAGCAGTCGGCTGCCGTGGTCGCGCATCTCGTTGCGACCTTCGTCTCGTCCGCGTCCTTCCCCGCGGAGGCGGCGTACAGCCCGGTAGCGCCGACCACCACGACCTACACCACCGTCGGAGCTTTCACCTACCCGATCCCCTCCTGGTGCATTTTCATCGACGCCATCGGGCTCGGCGGCGGCAAGGGTGGTCAAACCGGCTCCGGCGCTAATGGCCAGCCGGGCTCCGGAGGGCTCCCCGGGGTGTGGGCCGGGATCACTCTTCAGCGTGGGGTCGACATCCCCTGGAGCGAGTCCCAGTTCACCGGGGTGGTCGGCGCCGGAGGAGCGGGAGGGGCCAACTCGGACAACGCCGCCGGACAGAACGGCACGGCCTCGACGATCACCGCGTCGGTCGGCACGCTCACAGCCGCGGGTGGGACCGGCGTCAACAGCGGGTCGACGAGACGCGACGGCCCGGGTCCGGGCAACTACACTTACCTCGGCATCGAGTACGTCGGCGGCGCGCTGTCCGATGGCAGCGGGCTTCCGGGCAACCCACCCGGCGGTGGCGGCTCCGGCGGCAACGGCGGCGTGTTCGGCAACAGGACTCGCGGTGGCGCGGGAGCGAGGGGACAGGTGTGGTTCAGAGCACGACAGTCATAGAGTTCGGGACCGAGTTCTGGATCGAGTTCGGCACCCAACAGGTCGTGCCTCTCGACACTGAGATCATCGGCCGACGGGTCGAGGACGGATACCTCATCGTCGAGGCATGGTGCGTCTACGACTACGGTCCCTTCTCCGACGGCGGCGCACCGGCTTTCGACTTCCAGGCGCTCCTGCTGGAGGCCAGCCTGTTCGGAGAGCTGATCGAGCCGACCGAAGTCACCTGCACCAGCTCGCCAGACGGCCAGGGTGCTCGCATCACCACGATCAAGGAGTAGACCATGGCCGCAACGAACGCCGACAAGATCGCGATCGCTGAGTACATTGCCAGCCGCGGGAACAAGATCACCCCGCACAACGGCGACCCGGGAACGACCGGCGCGAGTCGGATCGGCACGCTGGAAGGCAACACCGCCTGGGGTTCCGGCGCGATGGATGGGTCTGTCGCGCAGGTGGTTGGCGGCGCGGTCCCCTTCGTGATCCCCGGCAACACCAACGTGACGCACTACGGGATCTGGAACGGGACAACCTTCCTGCGCGGGTACCCCTTGGACAACCCCATCACTATCGGCGTATCAGCCACCTCGGTCGACATCACCCCTAAGATCCGGTACACGAGCTGAGTTTCGACCGGCGGTCATCGCCGGTGCTACCGTCGGGGCACCGGGAGAGGGAGTGAAGATGGCCGCTGGCGACGTCGTACTGAAGTTCGACCACGTGATCATTCCGCAGGAGACGTATTACTGGTGCGGACCTGCGACGATGCAGGTTCTCCTGTCAATCCGCGGGATCAAGGTCACCGAGAAGTACATGGCCGACCAGCTCGGAACCACCGTCAACGGCACCGACACCATCCTCTACCTCACCCGCGAGCTGAACGAGCGTCTCGGTGACATCTATCGCACCGTGCAGGTCCCGGGAGCCGGAGACCTGGAACAGTTCCGCAAGCACGTCTTCCACTCGATCGACGCAGGATTCGGCGTCGGCGGGAATATCATGGTGCCTCCGGCCAACTACCCACGGCCACAGCGCGGCGAACGCGCGAGCTACAGCGGTGGGTGGGTCTATCACTACTGGTCGATCGTCGGGAAGAACGAGCGGCTCGACCAGATGGCGATCGCCGACAGCGGATTCCCCGATTACTTCTACTGGGTCACCAGTGAGCAGGCGCTCTCGATGATCTCCGGCAAGGGGTACACCTGGGCTGCGAACGCCAAGGTCGCCGACGACTTTCTCGGATCGCTGTCCGACGCCGACCAGCGCCGCGTGCTCGCCGCCGCGATCCAGGTCTCCGAGCCCCACCGAGGAGCATGATGGACGCCGCCACACTGCGCCAGGCGCTCATGCCGACAACCAAGTCGGCCGACGACCTGCGCCCGTTCGTCCCCTTCGTCGAAAACGCGATGGAGATCGCCGGAGTCAACACCGTCCGGCGGGCCGCCGCGTGGTTCGCCACCCTCGGCGAGGAGACCGGCGGGTTCGCCAACTTCGTCGAGCTGTGGGGTCCGACTGCACAACAGCGCGGGTACGAAGGCCGAGCGGACCTCGGGAACACGGTCCGAGGGGACGGCTACCGGTTCCGCGGTCGTGGGGCCATCCAGCTCACCGGCCGAAACAACTACCGCGAGTTCGGAAAATGGTGTGTCGCAAGGGGTCTCGTCGATGACCCCGAGCACTTCACGAAGAACCCGGATCTCGTCGCGACGCCGCGATGGGGGTTCCTGGCCGCGGCGAAGTACTGGTCGACGACCTCGCGCAAGGGGAAGACGATCAACGAGTGGGCCGACGCCGGGGACATCTTGGCCGTCAGCCGGTGCGTTAACGGCTGGATCGACGGGGTCATGCCCTGGGGATGGCCGGGGCGACAGCAGCGTTACAAGACATGTCTCGCGCTCGGCGAGGCGATCCTACCGGGAGGTTTTCTCATGGCACTCGACGACAAGGCTCAGGGGACCATCCTCGGCGCCGCGATCCAGACCGGCGACGCACAGGTCACCGACGTCGAGAAGGGTGTGATCGGTCCACGACCGCAGCGGCACACCGAGTTCTACAACGTCGACGGCAACCCGTCACTCGCGGTCAAGGGCAAGAAGCTGGCCTACCTGCGCGCGATGGTCATGGACCTCTGGAACGAGCTGGTCTACGACGGCTATGTCGCCGAGGTCGAGGACCCCGCGCTCGACGACAGGCGCTACGGCTCGCCGGTGCGATTCATCACCGCGATCCACAAGAACGTCCGACAGTCCTTCCTCCTGATCAAGGCGATCGCGGAGAAGGTCGGCGTGGACACCAAGGCCGTGCTCGAACCGGCCCCAACCATCGAGGAGAAGAAGTGACTCTGCCCAACGTGCCCGACGTCCCGTCCAGCGTCGTCATCGACGAACTCCGGGCTACCCTGGAGCGCCAGCCGTGGTACAAACGGTTCGCCAACACCGTCACCACCGCGGTCGGCGCGCTTGCGTTGATTGCCTGGCTGTTGACGTCCAACGGAATCGGTATCGACCCCGCGATCGTCACAGCGGTCGGGTCGGCGCTCGGAGTGCTGACGACTCTCGGCGTGCTGAAGACCCCGAACGGCGTCACCCCGCGCGGAGTGGCGACAGTCCAGGTCGCCGCCGTCTCCGCCGGTCGCCATCGACAGGAGTAATCGAGTGCTCGATCGCCTGAAGGACCACCTCCCCGAAAAGGGAGGTTGGGTTCCGCTGATCCCCATGCCGGTCCGGATGATCATCCTGATCCTTTGGGCGATCGAGCCTATCTCGCGAGGACTCGACTACATCACTGGCGATGCCCCGAACGTCACCCAATCGCTCAACGCGGTCGAGGGGGCGCTTCCCCTTCAAGCCTGGGGTGCCTTCTGCCTCACCGCTGGCGTGCTCATCCTGGCCGGGTTCGCCGGACGGTGGAAACGGATCGCTATCTCCGGTCTCCACATCGCTGGGGCGACGTACTTCTGCCTGGCCGTCGGCCTGACTGACACAGCCATCGAACGAGGGGGCGACGGCTTCCGCACCCCGGTGATGTTCTTCATCTTCGCGCTCACATACTGGTGTGCCGCGTTCGGATATGCTCTGGTCCGACGCGAGCAGGTGGTCGTTGTCACCGATGACGACCCGGAAGACGCGAAGGTGCCTGATGGAACTGCCGATCCCCACCACTGACAACTTCTGGCTGACCCTTCTCGTCTTCATCCTCTTCGGATCGCCCGCTCTGTTCTCGAAGGGTATGGCCAAGGTCCCGGGCTTCCTCGGCGCCGGGGCCCGCTGGTGGCAGCGCCGCTCCGAGGGCAACTCCTCGGCCGCCAGGGTGGTCACCGCGGCGAACCTCGACCGCATCATCGACGAGCGGGTGTCGGAAAAGGTCGGCCACATCGAGAAGGAGGTCGAGGAGCTTCGCGAGGACGTCGACATGTACTCCGAGTACCTGACCTACGACGCGGGCTGGCACCGGAACATCAACATCTTCGCAGCTCAGGCGGGCTTCGACTTCCCGCCGCCGCCGCACATGACCTTCACCCAGTGGCGGGATCGCAAGCGCGCGGCACTGCTCGACCAGTCAGGCCCCGCCACCTGAGAGGCGGAAGCCGGTGAAGATCGTCTCCGAGGTCACCTTGCCCGCGCGCCGGACGGTGGCCTTCTTCGTGGCGTAGCCGTTCTCCCGCATCCGCGAGTAGAACTCCCGGCGGGTGAGGGGGTCGGCCTCCTCGCGCTTGGCCCATTGCCGGTACAGCTCGAAGACCTTCAGCGCGACGACTTTGCCGTCGTCATCGTCGGTCAGCATCTCCGCGGTGAACATCTGGAACGTCGACGTCCCGGCGATGAACATGGCCCGGCGCTTCGTCACCTCGGTGGGCAGTGCCGTGTCGAGACCCTCCAGCAGGTAGTCCAGGAGGCCGTCGACGAGCCACGAAAGGACCGCGCGCAGAGCTTCGGGCACCTCGCGGATCGGCGTGACGTCGGCGTTGGACAGGGGCACCTGGCGGTCGAAAGGGAGCACGAGCAACCGGCGCCAGAGCGCGGCGTCGCCGTCCTCGATCGTCGGCATGGAGTTGGTCGCGATGATCGGGGTAAACATCGGGGTCCGCTGGACCATCACGTTGCTGTAGAGCGCACGAGCGGTCACGGAGTCGCCGCCGGTGAGGCGCTTGATCACATCGGAGTGGAGCCGGTTGCGCTGGCCAACCTCGCTGGCGAAAACGACTCGGCGGGGGAAGGCGGCGATGATCTCAGGCATCGGCCCGGCCTCGCGCTTCTGCCGGAACAGCCCGTTGATGTCGATCGAACCCGCGTAGTCGCCGAGCGCGGCCTGGCACGCCTCGATGATCGTCGTCTTGCCGGTCGACGTCCCTCCCTGGAGGAAGATGATGCGGCGCTGTGGGTTTCCACCCATGAAGGCGTATCCGAAGACCTTGCGCACGTATCGGCGGTACTCGCGGTCGGGGAGGAACGTGTTCAGGTAGCTCTCCCACAGCGGGTGGGTGTAGTTCGGCTCGTAGGCGACCGGGGTGTGCTGGAGGATCAGGTCTTCGGGCTTGCCCTTGCGGCACAGCGAGTCGTACTCCGCGATCCCGTTGCTGGCGGTGTTCAGGTCGAGCACGCCGTTGCCGACACCCCAGGTGAGTCGGTTGGTGTCGAAGTCCGCGGGGTCGATCGGGTTCTTCGAGAGCACGTGTGCCATCGACATCGAGTGCTCGATCTTCATTCGGTTTCCGGCTTCGGTCGCGCGCTTCTCGTAGGCTCTGGCGGCCTTGAAGGTGTCCTCGGCCTCCGACATCCCCTGCTCCTCCTGAAGCTCGCCGGTGTGCCAGCAGGCCTCCGCGGCGGCGCGCAGAGATGCCTGGACGGACCGGGACCACAGCAGGCCGTAGGTCTCGGCCTTCGAGAGCTTGACCAGACGACCAATCTCGTCGTCCCACCAGGCCCACTCGTCGGACCCGCCGCGGATCGGCCGGATGGAGTCACCGAGCGCGTCGAGGAACATGTGAGCACGACCGGAGTCGCTGTCTTCGTACTCCGTCGCGTCGACGATCGTGTTCCGGCGCTCGATCCAGTGCTTCAGCGTCTTCTCGCGGAACACCTCGATGTCGATCTCGCCGTCGGCCGCGGTATATCCGCCGACGGTGGAGATCCGGACCAGGCCGTTGGCGATGTCGTCGCGGAGTTTCGAGACCTCCCCGCACAGCGCGCGTCGCCACTCCAGCTTTGCGCTGGTCAGGTCGCGCCGAGCCTCGCCGTCGACGGCACCGAGGGTCTCCTCGAAGAAGGCCTTGCGCACCCGGTTGATGCCGGTCTCCAGGCCGTGGTGCCCTTCGGCCGCGAGCTGGACGATCTCGTGCAGGCGAGCGATCATCATGTCGTGCGCGCCGACGGTCATCTGGTCGGCGAGCTTGCCAGGGTCCGACGCGCGATCCATCTGGCCGGACGGGGCCTCGGTGTATCCGGGGATCTCTTCCTTCAGCCAGGAGAACGCGAGGTCGATGTCGTTGATCTCGTCGAGAATGACCCGGTTCTCTCCGGCGGGGCCCTTGTACATCGCCTCGCGCCATGCCTCGGGGAGGTGCGGGAGGTCGGCGACCGCCGGAGGTTCGCAGGGGATGTCGTCGTTGTCGTACCAGCGGTAGTGCCGCGGCGGGTCGACGGTGCCCTTGTCCCAGGTGACCACCGACGGCCAGACGACGGCGTACCGGTGGGTTCGCTGGATGATCTCGATGTCCGGGCCGGGCTTGCCAACCCACTTCGCACCAGCGGGAACGAGGAAGAAGCGGATGCCGGAGGGGTTCTCGGGGTCTCGCGACGTCGACCGCCATGTGCTCGGCAACGGGCCGTACTGCTCGACGAGGGTGTCGAGGGTTTCGGCGCCGGTCTTGCTGTCGTATTGGTCGACGTCGATGCCGATGACCTCGAACTCGTCGCCGTCGATCTTCACGACCGGCATCCGGACGCCGAGGTTGCTCTCCGGGATCTCTTCGCACCAGTTCTCGATGTCGATCGCCGAGATGTAGGGCTTGTTGCCTGTGGTGTCGTCCGGCGGGGTCGACTTCAGCCCCTCGGGGATCGGGAGTGGCGAGTGCCAGCCTTGGCGCAGGTACAGACCGGCGTGGTCACCGAAGATCGTCACATCATCTCCTTGAAATCCTTTGTCGCAACGAGGATTGACTCCGGTCGCTCGAAGTGAATCCCGCACCCTGGACAGAGGAAGGGGTAGGTCAGGTAGTCCCGGAAGTAGCTCACGTGAGCGTCGCACAGCACGATCTGATTGACCAGGAGCCCGTCAGCGAAGACGTAGTCCGAGATCGATCGGTTGCTGTGGATGATGAGCTTGCGGGGATCGTTCCAGCAAGGGCACAGACGGACGGCGTAGAGCGTGCTGCCGGTGTTCTGACACCCCTTGGGGTGGTGCTCGGACGGCCAGAGATCATCCGGCAGTTCGTCGTTCATCTCCCGAGTGGTCCACAGCATCCGACGGACCTCGCACTTCAGGCCCTTGGGCTGGAACTCCAGCTCCGAGAGAACCTTGTCGATGTCCACGAGAGAGCCCTTCGTTCCGAATGATGAGTTCGCCGCCGTAGATCCCCTCGGCGCGGGGGTCGCTGCGCGCGGCGGCCAGGCAGGCGAGACGTTCGGGGCAGGCCCGGCACACCGTCTTCGCGGCCTCGTGCCGGTCAGCGCGTGCGACCGAACTCTCACCCTTCGCGTTCTTCTCCCCGCCGCCGTCGAGTTCGGCGTCCCAGAGCCACACTCCCTGGAATCGATCGGCGCAGCACAGTGCGCGGCGCCAATCGACCGCCCGCTGTGCGGGGGACAGCGGGAAGAGGAGAAGAGGTCCGGCCTTGCTCACTGCTGTTTCAGGGTCCGTTCCGAGGCAGAGATGATGTTCTGCCGCACCACTTCTGGGTTGAAGTACACCAGGATGCCTTGCATCTCTAGACGCTCAGCGATCAGGCGCATCATGTTCTCGTTGGAGATGCCGGTCTCGGGGTCCCAGTCGTCGTCGAGGCGCTTGACGGGATGGACCTTCTCCCCCATCTGGAGCTTGCCTGCCTCGTAGTCGTTGGTGATCGACCCGATGGTCGCGACGAGACGCTCGGCCAGCTCCATCGGCTCCAGGCGCCTCATGCGCTCACGACCTGGCTGTCGGCGAGCGCCTCGATGCTCTGGCGGTAGTACCGGACCTGCTTCGGACCCAGCGGCCGGGTGCCGACGATCTTCCCCTCGCGCTCCCATCGCCGCAGCGTCGGCCGGGACACCCCCAGCTCCATCGCCGCGGTGTTGGCGTCGACGGTCTCGCGGAGCACCTGACGCAGCTTGCCCGACTTGTCCGGATCAATCTCGACCGGCTTGTCCTCCCAGCGGGTGTTCTCCCGACGCCGCGACAGCTCGCTGACGATCTGGTCGTGGTTGTCGAGGATCTGGTCGAGGTAGACCCGGCGGTGATTACCGCTGGTCTGCGCGATCCGAAGACTCTTCATCCCCTCGATGACGGCCCGACGCAGGGTATAGTCGTGAACCCCGATCACCTCGGCGGCCTGCTCCAGACTGATGAGCACACCTCGGTTCTTCGTTCGCGCCATGACTCCCTCTTCTCGCTTGTTCAAGTTGACCTCAACCCTAGCATATCCCGCCTGTTCGCCTCGGCGAGCAGGGGCCACGCCTTGAAGATCTTCGTGCGTTGCTCACGCACCTTACGGACGAACAGCAGCGCGTGTCGGTCGGCGTCCCGCGCGTGTCGGCCTCCCGGCACCCACATGTCCCAGAGCTTCAGCCGCTCATCGGTGATGGCGGTCTTGGCCTCGCTCGGCTGCTGACGGGTGATCGGGTAGGGAACGTTCTTCCCCTCCCACAGCAGGTAGTCGAGGATCGCGGTGATGCGCACCGGCGAGAGTGCGTCTCGCTTCTGGTTCTGGGTGCGCAGGATGAAGTCCTCGACCACGACGGTGCAGTTCAGCGCCTTAGCGTGCCGCTCGACGAGCTTCTCGCACAGGTGCGCACCGGCGGCCTCTCCCTCTTCCGACGCGCTCAGGTCGTACTGCGACGCCGCGGAACCGAGCTGGCCCGACGCCGCGCCGCAGTCGATCTCGCCGTGCCACCAGTCGGTGATAACCTCGTGAGCCCGCACGGTCTTATCGAACAGGCGTTCGACGTCAAGGGTGAACACCGACCAGCCGGTCGTCCCGCCGGGGTCGAACGCCACGAGGGTCACACCGCGCTCCATCCGCCGGGCGATCATCGCGTCGCTCAGCGCAGGCAGGCGTTCCTCCAGCGGGTCCGGGTATCCCTCGTCGGCATGGAAGATGGCCCTCCGGTCGAACCAGTGTTCGGGAGTGTCGTGAGGCTTCATGGCTTCACCTCGTCGGCGGTCACGGAGACCCCCTGCTGGACCGATGGGGAGTTGAGATCCCAGACCACCCGATGGACGTTGTACGTGCGACCGTCCGCCTCTAGGCGCTCGCCGACGGCCGGAACCCGGAACCCGACCCCGACGGTGTCGTAGTGAGCGGTGATCATACGAGGTCCGTAGAGGGAGTTAAGCTGGTATCGGACAATGACTTTCGGCTTCATAGATCCTCCAATTCGATGAGACTGACTTCCTCGGCCTGCACAGCGGAGCCGTGCCCGCCCCGGGCGATGCCGAGCACGTGGATGGCGGTGTTGGTCCCGACGTCGGCCAGCTCCTCGGCCAGATCGGGGTAGAGGAACCGGTGGACGTAGACGTGGACCTCGGTGCCGTCACCGTCTTCGGCGATGACCGTGGCCTTCGTCGAAATCTCCGGCTTGTCGACCTCCTGACGGAGCTGTTCGATCGTCTGGCCGGTGCGCTTGCGAAGGCCTTCGAGGTGGTCCTTGATCTTCACCTCGCGGATCAGGCCGATGAACACCACCCGGTCGCCGTCGCTGTCGGCGAGCAGGTCGGCCGACGTCGAGCCGCCGAGGAGCGCGAGATCACCGTCGGCGATTGCGGACTCGATGCTGTCGACGGCACGCGCGGCCCGGTTGATCCCGAACGGGTCCCGCGACTCGCACATCTGTTCGATCTTCGCGATGGTCTTGGCGCCGAGGCCCGGCACTCCCTGAGCGGGCTCGTCCGGCTTCGTCTTCCGGCCGGTCTTCGCCGCGACGTAGCGCATGTCAGCCCAGGTCTTGCCGAGTGCCTTGAAGTTGATCGGCTTGTCGGTCGGGGGAGGACCCACCTCGCGGTCGCGCCACTCCAGCATCTTCCGGCCGACCTTCTCGGCAATGCCGGGGATCTGGGTGAACCCAGCTCTCACGGCCTGCTCTGGCCCTCGTCGGGAGGGCTCCCACGTCAACTGGGACCAAACGAGGTGCGGACCCTGCACACTGATGCCATGTCGCGTTGCATCCTGCATGAGGCCCAGCGCCTTGTTCTCCTTCGGGTCGGTCTTGGCGTACCGCAGCGCCGCGGCGTAGAACTCGGTGGGGTGGTAGAGCTTCAGCCAGGCCAGCCAGTAGCCGACGACGGCGTAGCAGGCGGCGTGGGCGATGTTGAACAGGTAGCTCGATGACTTCGCCATGTAGTCCCACAGCTCTCGCGCGTCGGCTTCGGGCATCCCGATCTCGCGCTGCATTCCGTCGCGGAACTCCTCCCAGAAGGCCTCGAACGCACCACCCTGCTTCTTCTTCCCGATGATCCGGCGCAGCGCGCCGACCCGGTGCCCGGGCATCCCGGCGACGCGACCCATCCCCATCACCTGCTCCTGGTAGACCAGGCTGCCGTTGGTGTAGGCGAGCACTTCGTTGACCTCGGGGTACCCCCAGTCGCGCGGTTCCTCGCGGTCCATCTCGACACCCTCGTAGTGCGCGGTCTGGCCGGAGATGAGCGCGCCGGGCCGGGAGAGCGCGTTGATGTCGACGAGGTGCTGGAAGGTGAGTTTGGATCCGGCGAGGTTGTTGACGATCCCGCGGGTGGTCCGGCCGTCGAACTGGAAGATGCCGGTGAGGTCGCCCTTGTCGAAGATCTCCTCGAACACCCGCTCGTCGTCGCGCGGGAGCGCGTACATCTCGGTCCAGCTCATCCCGATCCAGCCGAGGCAGTCCGAGATCAGGTCCAGGGTTTCCAGGCTCAGGATGTCGAGTTTCAGCATCCCGAGGTACTCGGCGTCGCGCTTGTCGTAGGCGATACCTCGGCGGGTGACACCCTCCTTCGTCTCGGTGTAGATCGCGCACGTCTCAGCGATCGGCCGAGTCGAGATCACCAGCCCGGCGGCGTGGATGCCAAGCCCGCGGTAGTCGCCTTCGATCTCAGCGGCCATCTTCAGCTCGGGGTACTTCTTCACGATCTGCTTGGCCCGGTCGAACGTGGCGATCGCGTCGACGACGGAGAAGTCCTCGCGCGGGTCGCCGTCGTCCCGGTCGACGATGAGATCCTTCAGCTCGAAGACCTCGGAGAAGTCCGAGAGCTGGTGTGCGCGAGCGACATCCTTGATCGCCGACTTCCCGCGGTACCGGCTGTAGTTGGTGATCTTCGCGGTGCGTTCGGCGCCGTACTTCTCGGTGGCGTAGTCGAAGATCTCCTGTCGACGGCGGGACTCGAAGTCGATGTCGATGTCGGGGTCGTCCGGCCGCGACGGGTCGATGAAGCGCTCGAACTGCATGAGCGGGAACTCCATCGGGTCGATCTCGGTGATGCGGAGCAGGTAGCAGATCTCTGAACCGGCGGCCGAACCGCGGCCGGGCCCGACGCCGATGGGGTTCGGGTGGTCCTTGGCGAACCGGACGAGGTCGGCGGTGACCAGGAAGTAGTCGCAGAACCCCTTCTCTTCCAGCATTCCGAACTCGTAATGGATCTGGTCGAGGTACTCCTGGGTGCGGGTGTCCCAGCGCTCTGCGAACCGCGGATCGGTCTCCGCGCGGAACTCGATTCCGTCGTTGATCCACTGCTTCAGCCGGTCGGCCGCGCTCAACTGCTTGCCGCGGGAGACGAACACGACGCGCTCCGACTTCGGCAGCTCGACGGTGCAGCGGTCGGCGATCTCGCGCGCTCCGTCGAGTGCGGAGTCTGCCTCGGCATCGCTCAGGAGGCAGTCGGCGAGCTTCTGCCGGACAGCGTCGTCGGACTCGGGATAGGTAAGCCGGACGTCGTACTCCCAGTCGGCGTCCTGGGTCTCGATCGTGCCGCCGCGGTGCGCTGCGTGCAGCATCCGCTGGATGTGGTTCTGGTTCGGGTAGGGGTAGTGGACGTCGGCGGTGGCCACGAGCGGCACTCCGTCGGCGGCCGACACGTCGGCGAAGAACTGGTTCAGCAGCACGGTGCGATCCAGCTCGGGAAACATCTGGACTTCGAGGTAGAACCGGTCGCCGTAGCACTTCACGTAGCGATGGATCAGCGCGCGGGTCTCGTCGACACTCTCGTCGTCCCAGTCCTCGCGCCGGTCACCGAGGCTCTTGCCGCCGAGCAGGGTGCAGGAGATCCACGAGTCGGCGCACCCGCTGGTCACGATGAGGCCCTTGGTCAGTTCGGGGTCGAGGAGCTGGCGGGTGTAGAGCCGCGGCACGACGAAGCTCTGCTCGTAGGACAGGCCGACGAGCCGGTTGAGGTTGCGGTACCCCTCGGCGTTCATCGCGAGCACGGTCTGGTGGAAGTGCCGCCGGACGCGCAGCTCGGGACCGGTCGCGACGTCGAACTCGACGCCGAAGATCGGCTTGATGCCGAACTCGTTGGCGGCCTGTTCGAGCTGCACGTGCGAGGAGAGGTTCCGGTGCTCAGTGAGCGCGACGGCGTCCATCCCCAGCTCCTTCACCCGCTGAACGTGCGCGCGGGGCTTTCGGTAGCCGTCGCCGTGGGAAAAGGAGCTGTGCGTGTGTAGCGACACCCACCTCATCAAGGTTTCCTCCGAAAGTTGCTCGAAAATCCGCTGGAATGGCTGAGACCCAATGTAAGACTTGACGTCAAGAATGTCAAGACCAACTCGCACCCCGAGAGCCGATCAGCCACTTCTTGAAGGTGATCATGTCGTGCTCCTCGGACCACTTCCGCATCTCCTCGGGGTAATCCGAGCACCCGTCCTCCTCGCGCTCGATCTCCTGCCGGTAGCGCTCCTGGCGGTATTCGTCGACCAGGCGAGCATGGTGAATTGAGCACTGGACGTGGTCGGGGGTGCAGCGGAGGTGCCGCTCGATCACGCCGGATCTGTGCAGTCCGGGCAACCACCGCCGTCGCAGGTCGCGCAGGTGTGGTACTGCGCCTGGGTCCGGTGCGCGGGCAGCACCGGGAAGGCGATCTGCGCTTCGGCCTCGGCGTATGCGTCGAGCAGGCGATCCTGGGGAGTGTCGGTCATCAGCTCGTCGATCGCGGCGTGCAGCCGGTCGAACGGGATCGCCCCGCTGATGGTCGTCGTCGACTCCCCGCGCCGGACGAGCATGATCGTCGGCGTCGAGGAGACCATGTGCTTCTCCAGGAACATCCGCAGCTCGGGGGTGAAGGTGTTGTCAGGGTTCGGCAGCGGCGCACCGGCGAATCCGAGGTGTCGACGACCCTTCGGGTATGCCTCGATCGCGCTCAGCATGTAGTCGAACAGGTGTTCGGTACGATCGCCGATCAGCAGCACCCAGCGGGTCCGGCCGGTTCGGCTCTCGACCTCCTCGATGACCTTGGGGTCGCGCAGGTCGAGGAAGTGGTAGGTCATGTGCAGGGCCTTTCAACGGGAGAAGCGGGTGGACCGACCCCTCATCGGCCCACCCGCTTCGGTGGAGGTGTATCAGAACGCCGGACGACGCTTCCGGCCAGCGGACGCGGCGGCGGCCTTCTTGGCAGGGGCCTTCTTCGGCTCCGGCTCGGGCTCGGGCTCCGGGTCGTCCTCGGGCTCGTCGTCGGGGTCGTAGACGACCTCTTCCTCCTCGACGTCGGCGTCGATGTCGACCGGTTCCGAATCGTCCTCCTCGGGGTCCTCGACGACCTCCTCCTCGACGCTGTCCGCGTCGTCGTCGACCACCCCTTCCTCGATGTCGGCGTCGTCGACGTCGATGACCTCGGTGTCGTCGATGTCCACGTCATCATCGTCGACGGCGGTGCCCGGGACCTCGTGGTCGGCCGGGTGGACGTCGTTGATGCGCAGCGAGCGCACGTTCTCGACCTTCACCTTGCCGTCGGCGCCCTTGGACTTGCGCTTGTAGTTGTCGTCGCGAGCGGAGACGACGACCGGCAGGCCCTTGAACTTCTTGCCGGACACGACGAGGTTGCCGATCTTCAGGATCTTCTCGCCCTTGTCGTCCATGATCGCGTCGCCACCCCAGAACTTCGAGCGCAGCGAGGTATCACCGGCGATCGCGTCGAGCAGCCGGTTGATCCGGCCGACGAACAGGTCGGCGTTCTCGTCGCCCATGCTCTCGGGGATCACGATGCGCTCGAAGATGGCGTAGCCGTTGTACTTCGAGACCGGATCGTCCTTCGGAGCGTCGAACTCGACGACCGCGACCAGCAGATCCTTGTCCTTGGCCTTGTTCGGCTTGATGGACAGGTTTCGCACTTTCGCGCGGTAGATGCCCCGCGGGGGCACCTCGCCGACGTACTGACTGAATCCGGCGGTGGCTTCGACCTTTGCGGCCTCCGCACCGATTTTCAGCTTGAGCTTTGTGGCCATTCTGGATTGTCTCCCTCTACTCCGAGCCGACGGCGTTCGACGACTCGATGATCTTCGTGATGTCGGCAAGCCCCTTGCCGACGGTCCGGCGGCCGAGAGCGTCGAAACGGTCCTTGGCCATCCACTTCTTGTTGGGTTGCCACTCGATGACGCGCATCGTCTGGACACCCTTCGTGGTCTTGACGGCGTCCATGTGCATGTAGCCGACCATGTGCATTTGAGCGGCGATCCAGTTCGCGACCTTGCCGTCGCGACCGTGGAAGTTCGGCATCCGCAGGCCTGGGTCGTCCTCGGCGAACATGGCGTGCGCGGTCCAGCAGACGTTCACCGGCAGGTCGTTGACCAGGGTGACGTAGCGCATGAGGCGCATCTGCTCCTCGCCGTACTCCTGGAGTTCGACCTTGTCGGGGTTGCGCTCATCGTCGGCCTCGACGTCGGCGTCGACGATGTCCCGGCGGATGTCGAGCTGGAGCTGTGTCCCGGTGTCAATGCAGAGCCAGTCGAACGGGAACTTCGGGTCCCGGGTCGCGTCTTCGAGCCAGTTGTAGGCGTCGAGGAAGTTCGACCACTTCGGACAGCGCCAGACCTTCGAGTTGCCCGGGGCCTTCTTCGCCGAGATGGTGCCGTTCTCGATGCCGAGGATCAACGCCCGTTTCGCGCTGCCGAGGAAGCGGGTCTTGCCGATCCCCGGGTCCCCGTACAGCAGCATCGTGATGTTCTCGGTGTACTCCTGGATGTCGACGATGTCATCTGGGAGATCGAACCCCTTCAGATCGTCAGCAGTCGCCGTGGCCATGTTCTCCTCTTGTCTGTGTTGACGTCAACCCTACCATATGGCGCCGGTGATTAGAAGTCGCCGCGGCGTTCTTCGCGATGGGCCTCGTAGGGATCGCGCACGTGATAGGCGACGGATTTGAGCAGCTCGGTGTCGCCGTCCTGCTCGTCGGCCAGGCACAGGTCGTAGAAGTCGCAGTCCCACGTGCAGTCGCGCGTCGGGTTCTTGTACAGCGGCAACAGGCCCTCGCGCATGGCGTTCATCGTCTGGATCTCGTCGGCGATGTGCTGAATCTGCTTCCGGCGCTCCTTCGAGGTCCGGTAGACCGGCTCCCGATGGAACCGCGGGCTCGGTTGCTTGTTGGAGACGTCGCCGAGCACCGTGAGTCCGTGCTCGTCGGCCTCCTCGATGAGATCGGGCAGCTTCGACTTCTGAAGCTCCTTCTCCATCTCCGGCCCGATCGTCTCGACCCAGAGCTTCTCGCCCGATGCGGCCACCTCGCGCTTGGCGTGGTACTCCATCAGCGCGGCGACGTAGTGTTTCTTCGTCGGCTTGTTCGTCGCGCGGCCCTGTTCGTCGACCGGCCGCTCATCCGGCGGGGCTTTCATCAGGAAGTTGTAGAGGATCCCCGACAGCCGCTCCCGGCCGGTGATCACTCCCTGACGCCGCAGGACGTTGTCGGCGACGGCCCAGTACCCGCCAGCCTGGTCGTCGAGCGGGAGGTGGTTGGTCTTGATCGAGCGGGCTGTCTTGTGGTCCCAGAGCCAGATCTTGCCGGTGCCGAGGTTGCGCGCGACGATGTCGAAGGTGCCGTGGAACTTGGCCACCGGGGTTCGATCGGCCGAGTTCCGGGGGATGCGGACACCGAAGGGCTGCTCGGGAGAGAGCACCTCCCACTCCTCGTCCTGACCGAACTCAACGAGGTAGTTCTCCAGCATCGCCTCGCCGACGGCCTCGGCATCGAGCACGACGTGCTCCTGGTCGGCGTAGAGCGAGCCGGACATGATCTCGACCCGGACCAGCTCCATGACCCCCTGGCAGTACTCCTTCCAGGTCTCGATCGGATCGCGGCCGCGAGTGGTGCCCGGGATGTACCAGTGCTCGAAGGCGAGATGGATGCCGGTGCCGAACCACAGCGGGAGCTTCTTCCGGTTCGACTCCAGACCCTCGCGCCAGGCCCACCACCAGCGTTGCGGGCACCGCTTGAAGTCCTTGCGCTCGGACCCGCGGAGCAGGGGCAGGTCAGAGGTCATCGGCGATCTTCTTCAGCTCCCCGCGGGCCTGCGCGAGCGCGGCGCGGTATCGGATCTTCGCCGACTCCAGGCGCAAGTACGTCAGGTTGTTCATCTTCGGGTCACCGTCATCGATCAGGACCAGGTCCCCGAGGTTGAACGCCGGGTAGTCGTCCCCGTTCAGCTCCAGATCCGGAATCCGGGTCCAGGTAGCGGGGTCGATCCGATAGGCCCTGTCTTGCCACCAGAGATGCGACGGCGTTCCGGGGTGCAGCTCGTCGAGATAGAGCATCTCGATCGTCGGCCACTCGAACTTGGGCCAGTGGCGGTTGTAGAGCGCGGGGATGCTGGAGTCAGTCATCGTTCACCAGCCAGGTCTCGACCACAATCATCACGATGCGGTCCTTGTTCAGCGCGAACACGGTCCCCTTCTCGCTGGAGTTCCCGTCCGCGATCGGGCCGATGTTGTACCAGTCGTCGTCCTGAGTGGTTCCGTCGACCTTCAGCGGGAGGACGTAGAGCAGACCCGGGACCGGGGTCCGCGGCTCCACCTCGTGCCCGATGACCTTGAAATGGTGTCCCCCAACACCGTTTTCGATGGTGATGGTCGAGAGGAGCGGCGAGACCCGGCCGATCAAGCCGGTGCTCCACTCCTGAACGCGAGGAGACAGGGACTTCTTGCCCATGTTAGTTTTCCTTTCCACAGCAGCGTCGTCGACGGTATCAGGTCATCCGGACAGGGGTGGGGTTCTCCCGACCGCAGTCCAAGCAGACCCTGACCCCGAGATGCACGACCCCGGCGGGCTCACCGTTCACCGTCGCGGGGTTCGTGCGCAGGTACTTCACCTGGGTTCGGGGGTGCTTGCAGCGCCGGGATGCGCGGCGCTCGGCCCGGTTCACTGCGCCACCGGCGGGAACGCGCCCCGGAACACGTGCCAGACGAGCCCGCCGTCCCGGATCGTCGCGATGTGGGACTCCATCGCCATGTAGACGTTCTCGTGCGTGTGGTCCCGAGTCCCCTCGATGAGCTGCACACAGCCGCGGATCCGCTCCTCGTGCAGCGGGTGGCCAGTGCCGCGGATCTCGATCGGAACGTACTCGAACGAGTCCGGGTGGGTTTCGACGATCATCCAGATGTCGATCATGGATACCGGGACTTGGCTGCCGATCGGGAACCGCTTCGTGGAGCTGAGATCAGCGGACAGGATGCCGACGACCGTCGCCCCTTCGACCTTGATCTGCTGGCTGTCCGTGATGGGGATGGTGAGCTTCCAGATGGTTCTCATTTGTCTAATCCTTCAGGGAGGGAAAGGGTTTCGGCGAGCTGCTCGACTCTTTCGGCCAGCTCGGGGCATTGTTCGCGAAGCCGCTCGATCGTGGTCTCGATGTCCCCGAAGAGCCCGGTGTTTCGCTTCCCGGGCTCTCCGTTCTTCTTGATCATGGGGCCACTGACCGTGAAATGTGTGAATCGCCGGATCGGGTCGCTCGGGTTCCGCTTCCGGTAGGTCAACCGACTCACGTGGAGGCGTTCAGGGATCAGGTCGCATCCGTGGTTGCCTCGAATCCGGGGCGCGTCGTAGACCCGGCATTCCGTGCTGGTGAGGTGTGTCTCGATCTTCATGCGGCCTTCTCTCGGGTGATAGGGGTGAGCAGCGAGCGCACGAAGTTGACGCCGCGCTGCCCGTCGATGATGAGCTTGGTCAGTCGCTCGCGGCCGCCGGAGACGAACGCGATGTTCTCCTCGACGGTCTCCAGCGTGCGGAGATAGTGGATCGTGACCTGGTGCAGCCGGGAGACGCGGTGAATCCGGTCCTCCACCTGCTCCTGGTCGTCGGGAATCCACGTCTCGTCGAGGAACACGAGGTCGTCGGCCGCGTCGAGGGTCAGCGACACACCCCCGGCGTTGGTGTTGAGCAGGAACACCCGCGGGCCTCCGGCCTCCTGCCAGCGGTCCTTGTTCTCCTTCCGCTGGTGCTGCTTCACCCCGCCGGTGATCTTCAGGACCGGGATGCCGAGCTTCACCAGCTCGCGCTCGTACATGTCGAGGATCGCGGTGAATTGGCTGGCCACGACGACCTTGCGCTCCTGGCCTTCCTCGTCGGGTTCCATCGAGGTGTGCTTGTTGATCCCGAGGCCGTCGAGGAACTCCACGAGCCAGTCGAACTTCACCGACGGCATCTTCGGCAGGAAGCGGTAGGCCTCCTCGCCCTCGGCGTCGAGGTAGGTCTCGACGTCGCCGTGGCAGATCGCGAACTGCTTCAGCCGGACCAGTTCGGCGAGCACGCCGTTGGCGGTCAGCACGCCGGACTCCAGGATCGTCTCGGCCTCGTCGCGGATCTCGGCGTAGGCCTTCGCCTGCTTCGGGCTCATCGTGAGCCAGTGGCCGATCGGGCTGTGCTCGTCGGTGGTGCCGTCGTCGTAGGGCAGCGCGGTCCCGGCGTAGAGCTTCGGCGGGAGTTCCGGGTAGACCTCGGCCTTGGTGCGGCGCAGCATGATCGGAGCGATGTCCTCGTAGAACATCTTCACCTTCGTCTCGTCGAGACCGGCGATCTCCATGTTCGACTTCTGGTCCTTGATGTCGCCGAGCACGTGGAACCACTGCTGAGCCCAGGACCAGTAGGCGTGGTACTTGTCCGGATAGAGCCAGTTCAGGGTGCCCCAGAGGTTCTCCGGCTTCCCGCGGAACGGCGTGCCCGAGAGAGCGATCTTCAGGCCGTGCTCGGCGACCGGGATCATGCCCGCACCGGCGCGCACCTGGGTCTGGCTCTGGGGAGTCGCGGAGTGGCAGATCATGAATCGATGGCTCTCGTCGGCGACGAAGGCGCTCCACTCCCGCTCAAAGAGCATGGGGTACTTGCGATCCCACCAGCCGGGCTCCTTGAACATGCCCATCTTGCCGGTCCGTTTGTGCTTGCGCCGGACCAGGCTCGGCTTCACCCACTCCGCGCGCAGCATCTCGATGTTCACGATGACCCACCGGCGCCGGTCGCCCGGCGGCGGGCCGAGACGGTCGAGGATGTTCCGGCGCGCGGGTCCGGTGCCCATCACCGCGATGACCTCGTCGCCGGGCACCCAGGTCTCCAGCTCGTCGGGCCAGGTGGTTGCCACGGCCGCCGAAGGAGCCGCGACGAGGATGTCTCCGACGATCCCTGAGCTGATCACCGCGCCGAGGGTCTGGAGCGTCTTGCCCAGGCCCGGCTGGTCAGCCAGGAGACCGCGGCGGGTGTGGGTGAGGAAGGCGATCCCGGCGCGTTGGTATGCGCGAGCCAGCTCGGCGATCTTCGGTGCGTGCTCGGCTACGGCCGGATCCAGTTCGGCGTCGCTGCTCGCGCTGGAGAAGTTCTTGATGTTGCCGAGCCGGTCGCTCTCCTCCCACGACCACTCGATGAGCCCCTCGGACGTCAGCAGGTTCTCACCGAAGACCCGGCGCAGCTCCTTGCAGTTCGTCAAGGTCAGCGGGAGAGAGCCGCCACCGGCGTCGACACCGACGGCACCCAGCTCTTTCAGCAGCTCACGGTATCGCTTGCTTCGAGCGGTGCCGGTCGGCCACCAGACGTCGATGGTGGAAGCGGAAGTGTCGTCATCGGCGAGTTCGACCCAGACGTGTCCGTCTCGCAGAGCGGCGATTCGCTCGGCGGCTGCCGGACTGTCGGATTCGAGTTCGATGGCTCCCACTGGATCTCCCCGTCGTTCATGACCTCGAACAGGTGTTCGAGCTTTCGGATGTAGCTTTTCTTGCTCTCGGCGCCGGTGAACTGGAGGCCTGCCCAGATCCCGTTCAGCCGGGTGATCTCGTGTGCGGTCTCGATTCCTCGGCGTGCGCACAGTTGCCGGACCGGACACGACTCGCAGATCCGCATGGCCATCCGGTCCTGCTCTCGCAGTTCCTCGCGACCCTCGGGACCGGTGCGCTGGCGCTCCTGCATGTCCGGGATGAAGGCGTCGCCGAGCCCGCCGCACTGCGCGTCGGCGAGCCAGTCCTGGTGCTCGTCGGGCTCCGGCGGGATCACGAATACGGCGGCCGGTCGCGGTGGTCCGGAGGCCGGTTTCGGCTGGCCTTTGGCTGGTCGGGGGCCGTTCAGGACGTTCGTCCCTCGGATGACGAGGGAGCCTCGACGGACCTTCACTCCTCGTCCATCCCGACGAACGCGGGCTCGCTGCGCTCGTGTTCGGAGTGGATGGGCACTCCGACCTCGGGATACCGGTTCTTGGCCTCCTGCTCGCTCTCGGCGCGCACGGAGTAGGTGGTGGTCTTGGTCTCCTGGACCTCGATCAAATACGTCTTCACTGGGTCTCCTTTGGGACAGGTTTCTCGACGATCCACTGTCGAGACATGCCGATCTGGTGGCACTTGTCGCACCCCTTGCCCGGTCGGTATCCGAACCCCGAGAACACCATGACGTCGATCAGCTCTCCGGTGTGACCGCAGTTCGAGCACTGGCCGTGTGGAACGGCGACCAGATCGGACACGGATGATCCTCTCGTGCAGGGGTGACAGCCACGGTAGCGCGAGCTACAGGTGGTAGAAGTGGTTCGGGCTGACCAGGTAGTAGAACGACGGGATCCAGAGCAAGAAGCCGCCGAAGAGGACGTGCAGCACGGCCGAGTGACCGTGCTGCACGCGGGTGTAGTGGCTCACGACTCGTCGTCCGTGTCGGCCGGTTCCTCGTCGACGGGCTCCTCGTCGGTGTCGTCGTCGAAGTAGGTCGGCGCCTCGTAGGTGTAGTCCGGGCCGGTGCGGGGAAGGTCGCCCATGTTCACCGGATCGGTGTTCGCGCCACCCCCGATGATGTCACCGTTGGTCGAGACGATCGGGGGCGGACACGGCGCCGAGCCGGTCGCGGTCTCGATCTGGCAGGGTCGGGCCGGAGCAGCGTCGGCGGGACCGGCCAGCACGGCGGCGATCGGGCCGAGCACGAAGACGGCGGCGGCGAGCAAGTAGATGGCGATGCGGGTTTTCATAGTGTCCTCCTGGACATTTCGGTGTGTCGGTCGTACTTATTCAGTGTAAGACTTGACGTCAATCAAGTCAAGCATTGGCGGCCTTTCCGTCCTTCCAGAACGGCTTGGCCCGTTCCACTTCGTGCCAGATTTTGATCCCCTGTAGCACCTCGATCGGCATCGCGTCGATAATCTCGCGGACCTTCTTGTTGGTGCCGACCCCTCGCTGACCGAGAAAACCGAGGAAGGCTCGGATGTCGTCGCTGTAGGCCTTTTCGAGCCCTCGACGCTCGATCTCTTCGGAGATCCCGGTGAGCACCATGTGCTCGACCGTCCCGGCGACGTGCGCGTCCGGATCCTCGGTCAAGCTCTGCTGGAGGACGTTGAGTGCCTCGTCGTCGAGCGAGGTGTAGTTGCTGGTCATCGGAGCACCGCCGACTGCGTGCCATGGTTCTGGTTGTCGACGACCCGGTCCTCGGTGACGAAGGTCTGGTCGAGGATGACGTCTCGGCCATAGAGGGTGATCAGGTCGTAGTGCCGGAACGAGTACTCCTCGGCCGCACCGGCACCGACGTTCAGGTGGATCTCGCTGCCGTCCATGCTGATCTGGCGCAGCTCGGCGATCACGATCTTGACCGACATCGAGTCGTCGCCGAAGCGCTTCGGGAAGCGGATGTACCGGCCGATGTCGCGGGCCATCAGCTCGCAGGCGTAGACCTGGACGGCGTTGTCGCCGAGCGAGCGCGCCGGTTCCTGGCGGGCGACCCAGCCACTACTCCGAGTGGTTGCCGCGGCTAACGTGACCGTCGAGTTCGGCCCGTCGAGGTTGTCCATCATGTTCAGTTCGTAGGCCATCCGGTCCTGGTCAGCCTTCTTCTTGCGTGCCATGTGTCAGCCGATCTTTTTGATGCGAGCGACCGCGACGGAACGGAAGCCGCCGCCGGTCTGGATGAAGTGGAGGATGCGCAGGTCTTCACCGTTCTCCTCCGGGTCGAAATCCGCGGGAGTGATGTGCGGCGGGTACTTCTCAGCCGCGCCGTCGACGATCGCCGAGTCCAGCGCGCCGGACAGCGAGTTGAGCCACGAGATCTCGACCTTGTTGTTGGTCTTCCGGTTCACCCCGAGCTTGGTCAGGATCTCTGTCGTGCTCAGCGGAGAGGCCACGGCCGACCAGTTCCGGTGCGGGTTCGTGTGCTGTTGACGGACCGCGGCGTAGGTGTCCTGCTGGCTCCACGTCGGGTGGACGGCGTCCTTCGGCTTCGCCTTCTCCGCGGCGGCCTGATGACCCATGGCGTCTTTCGCCACGGCGCCGGGATCGGCTTCAGGCACGATCCCGAAGTGCTCGGGGACGGTGCGCTGCTCCAGATGGGCGGCACTCTCGTCCTCCATGGGTGTCAGACCGAAACGGTCGGCCAGGTCGTCGATGTCCTCCTGGCTCATATGGGCGGCACTCGCGTCGTCGGTGTCCGTATGGGCGGCATCAGTGGGCGGCACGTCCTGGTGGGCGGCACTATGGGCGGCACTGGTGGGCGGCACTCGCGCGCTGTCCACCTCTCCCATGTCCTCTTCGGGGGCAACGTCATCGGCATCACCGCTCGTGTCGGCAAGGGCCACCACGCGGAACTCGTTCTCGATCACCTCGCGCACGTCACCGCTGTCGGGGTCTAGTACGCGCGTCACGCCGTCGTTGCCGGTGTAGCTGACCTGGTCACGATCCTTGTCCGGGTCGATCGCGTAGAAGGCCTTCAGCTCCTCCTGGTACTCCGCATCCAGCTCGCGGCGCAGGGTCACGAAGCCGAACTTGCGATTGACCTTCGGCGCGACGACAGGCTTCCAGCCGTAGTTCTTGGCGTGGGCCGTGATCTGCTCAGCGAGATCGAGGGCATCCGCAGCTTCCTGCGACATTTCTTGGGGCATTTTTCCACCTTGTTATCGGGTAATACCTGCATATATAACGGCGAAATCGGGTAATCGGCTGTACCGGGGTACCGGGGGTGGCGCGGCGCGGGGTGCGCGGCGGGGCCTGGCGTGCGGGTCGCGTGGGTCGCTGCTGTCGAATGTGCGTGCGATCGAAAGTCTGTTCGATGTGATCGAAAGCCTGTTCGATCGAACGTGTGTTCGATGCCGGTCACTCTGTCGCCGTACTCCGTCCCGGTGGACGTTCACCGCTAGGCCGCGGTGGCTTCCTGCTCTGACCGGTGCGCGCTAACCCTGTCGCCCCGCTTCGCCGCTATGTACTTTTCAACTGCCATCAATGTACCGGTTGACGTCAACCGGTGTCAAGCCTGGAGATCCGATCTCGTCGGGCCGGGTGTCCGGCCGCCGTGCCTGCTGTGCTCATGGCCCACACCCTACGGCATGTCAGCGCTGACACGCAACCCCTACATGCTCCAGCCGTGCCCGTAGGCGTGGCTTGACGTCAACCCTCACATGTGGTTACTGTGCTCTCACCGGGCCGGAAACGCTGGCCCGCAACACGAAAGGCCACACCATGAGCTACCGGAAGGTGTACGCACCCGACGACGCCGAGATGATGACCGAAGCGCTGGAGCGCTTGCGGGAAATCCTTCCCCCGGGCAGTACCGTTGTGACGATCGTCAAGCATGTCACGTCGTCGGGTATGGGCCGGACGATTCAGCCGGTCACGGTGTACAACGGCGTCGTGTTCGATCTGACCGGCTACGTCGCCCGTGTCGTCGGGTGGAAAGTCGACACCGACCGCGGCGGCGTCTATGTCCAGGGTTGCGGTATGGATATGGGGTTTCACCTCGTCTACAGCGTGGCCCGGACGATTTACGGCCACCTCACACCCGAACAGATCCGCCGCTACAGCATCAATCCCGCGGCCAACACGACAGACCCCGGCTACCTGCTCACTCATCGGGGGATCTGACCGACATGCTGACGACGCTTCTCACCGAAACCGTGATGACCGGCCCGCTGGACGTCGCCGCGGAGATCCACGGCGCCACCGCGACGGCCACGGCCGCGGGGTACGCGTGGCAGATCATCGCCGACGACGACGCCGCTGGAGATCCCCGGGTGCGGGTGATCTGCCACGGTCGCCGGATCTCGGCGGTATTCGATCGCTGGCAGTACCCCCGGGCTGACGTCTACGCCGCCGTTGGCCGCGCCGGTGTGGCTGCACTTACCGGCGCGCGCACGGTATCGCTGGCCCACGTTCCGGCCGGGCCGGATATGTCGGGGTACGTCGGCCGGGCACCGATCGCCGATAGCGCGCGGCCGTACGGCGACACACACGCACGGTTCTACGCCGTGACCGATCTCGAAATCTAGTTCTCTTCAAATCGCTCTCACCCGAAAGGCTCGTCATGCTGCACACCCTCACTCACCGGTTCGGATCTCGGACCGCTGGCCACACGGCGCGAACGTGCGTCATCTTCCAACGATCGGGTTTCGGCCACGCCACCCCGAAAGTCGCCGACGACGCTGGAGGCCGCTTCGGCGGTCAGCCGATACCGTGGTTTCACGTCGCCGGTGATGGCCGCGGACCGAACGTCGACCGCTCCAGGTGGCTCGGCTTCTACACACCGGCCGGGGCACGGAATCGGCTCCAGGAGTTGCGCAACCGGGCCACGCATTCCCGACGACGGCCGGGCCGGGGTGAGATCATCACCGACCCGCTGGCCTTGCACGTTCACGATGACGGCGCCACGCGCGTAACCGTCGACTGGAGATCCCGCGACGGTGTCGAGTACTTCGACGATCTCGTGGTGATCGATTTCGCGCGGTCCGGTTTCGTCCACGGCAATGGTGTGGTGGAAGTCGGGAATGCGCTGGAGTACCTGAGCAGGATCGACAACACCGCGCGACGTGAACCGGGGTACCCCGAAATCCGCTGGAGCGCTGGACACGACAACGCCGGATGGATCGACACCGGCGAAGTCCGGTCAGATGGCCGATTGATCTCGTCGGTAGTCCGGTGCGGGGAATGCGGCCGCTCGTGGGATGACGCCATCGCGACGAGCTGCACACCGACGCCGTCGGGCCGGTGCCCTTTTGAGTACGACCATGGCCGTTCACTAGCGGCCCTGTACACCTGAGATCGACTGAGACGAAAGGCAATAGAGACATGCGCATCACTACCCCCGACGGCCGGATCCTCGGCCACGTAACCCTCACCGGCGACGACGTCGCCACGCTGGCCGCGGGTGTCGCCGACACCGTCGACGACCGTGCCCGGCGATTGATCGCCGACACCCGGCGCGCGGCCATCGCTTCGGCGGGTGGCTGGACACCCGGACCGCGTCGACAGACGACGCCGCTGGAGATCCCCGACCGGCCGCGTCGTCGTCGGCCGTGGTGGCTGTACCTCGTCGGCGCGCTCGTGGCCGTCGGTGTCCTCGTGGCCATCGCCGACGGCGACGACGCCGCTGCACCGATCTCGGCACCGTCGGCGGGGACGACGACGATCGCTCCGCAACCGATCAATGCCGCGCGCGCTATGCCCGGGCCGGATGGATCGATCGTCATCGGGTCGACAGTTGTCGACAACGTCTATCGGGAAGGCTCACCGTTGCGAAAGCGTTTCGCCGCTTCGCTCATTGCCGACGGCGTCTCGGGCACCGTCGGAACGGAACTGGACGCCAACGTGCGCGCGGGGATTTCGTTCTGCCACGCGATGGCCCGCGGTGAGTTGCACGCTATGCGACAGATGGCCGTTGTGACCGGTACGGCGGCCGGTGCCGAAAGCTACGGCGTCGGCAAACAACAACGCGCGATAGTGACTGGAGCGCTGGCCGCATTGTGCCCGGCGTTGTAGCGCTTGACGTCAACACTTACATGCCGTAACGTCATCGGTGTCAGCAGGAAACCCCACCGAAAGGCCACGTCATGTTCGATCGCATTGCCGCCAACCTCGAAACCATCGCCCGCGTCCAGGCTGACGCCGGTCTGACCGCGAAGGAACGCAACGTTGCCGGTCCGGCCGTGATGGACGCACGCGAAGCATCGCGCAACGGCTGGACGATCACACACCTCAGCCCCTACGCGTTGGCCGTCGTCGACGCCGACGGCGACACGCTGACCGCCGAGTACATCCGGGCCACCAACGGCGTACTGACCGCGCACATGACGATCGGTGGCCGTCGGCGTCAGATCGCTCACAAGCGTGACTATTCGTTGCGTGAGCAGGTCCGTTCGATCATTGCCGCGCGCTAACCGATCTCGGCACCGGCGTCGACATGGCGCCGGTGCCGCTTCCACCCTCACTACCTCGAAAGGCTCCAGCCATGAAACTGCACACCGACACGCTGACGATCTCGGATCTGTACGACGCCGTCGACTTCGTGAATGAACACATCACCCGCGACGTGACACACCGGCCGATCGTTCCCGTATCGCTGCACCGTGACTCCCAGCACAACAGTCGGTCACGGCGCCGCGCGTTCGATGTGATCCTGACCGGCGACGCCTCCAGCCGCATCAATACCGGTTGGCGCGGCGGCCCGTCCGATGAGCCACACGCCGCGACGTGGGACCAATGGGGTGCTTTCCTGTCGCGGCTATTCGACGCCGACGAGCAGATGACCATCCCGGGGATCTACGTCGACGCCGATCACTTCCGTTGGTCCACGTGCGAGCATTACAGCCCGGTGATCGGGCTTGCACCCGGTGCGCACTATCACCGGCGCCACGGCTGGACACCGGGAGGTGACTCGGCGGGTGGCAGTTACGGCGTATGGGTCTGTGGCGACGGTGCGAAAGTCGGCCGGGACAGTTGCGGCGCCGGTATGCGGCGGCTGTACACCCGACGCTCGTGGGCCGATGTCCGCGAGGGATGGAAGGCTCTCAGCTCGTGAGGTCGACCGAACGGCGCGCGCTGGCCCGCATCACCGCCGACGCACTATCCGGCGTCGTGCGCATCCCCAACGGCACACCGGCCTACTTCCAAGCCCTAGCAGAACTGCACACGGCACGCGCACACCGGCGCGCGCTGACACCGACGAAAGGATCGAAACCATGAGCAGCACACCGAAGCGCAACGGGCCCGATTGGATCACCCGAGACGCCGATCTCATCGGGATGGACGTCGACGAATACCGGACCGCCACGGCACTAGAGGCCGCATGTGGACCGGGCCACGCCGTGACCTACATCGATCGCGTCCAGTCGATTGTCCGCGGGTACATCGACGCACTGTTGTGGACGCAAGCGGACTACTCCAGCACCGACGCCGACGCTTCGGAAGATACGACGCTAATGGACGCCGGTTACACCGCCGACGACGTCGACGCTGACACGCGCGGCCGGATCACCGCGGAAGTGATGACGATCATCACCGCACACCCGTTGGCCGTGCGCATGTACGCCGCACAACGTCACTACAACGCCGGGGATGGCAACGTGTGGGAACACTTCGGCCATGATTTCCTGCTCACTCGCGACGGCCACGGCGCCGGTTTCTGGGATCGTGGCCTAGGGGATCTCGGCGACTACCTGACGACGATCGCGAAAGGCTACGGCGAGCACGCACAGATGTACCCCGACACCGTCGGTGTCAATGGGGAGGAACTACTGACCGACGGCGGCGAGTAACCAATCTGACAACACGTGTTCTCACATAGTGCCCCGACGCTGGCAACGGCGCCGGGGCACTGGTGTATTGACGTCAATCCTCACATGCCGTAATGTCTCTCGTGTCAGCAGGAAACCACTACGAAAGGCCACGTCATGAGCTTGATCACCACTATCGGACCTGTCGTCCCGACCGTCGTCGATTCCATCCGCGCCGAGATCGTCGCCGCCGATCGCGCGTACTCGAATAGCCTGGACACCCGCACCCGCTGGAGCGCGCTTGTCGCCGCCTACCGGACGGCCTACGCCGCGGCCGTCGACGCCGCTAACTCACTCACACCCGGCGCCGACGATCTCGTCGACGAGCTGGAGCGCTGGAGCGAAGAAATGGACGTCCAGCTAGCGTGGCCGCTCACCATGGGCATGGTCTACCGGGCCTTGTCTGCCGATGACCGGATCACCGACATGACGCTGCACACGACGATCACCGGCGCGCGATGGATCTCCGTTGACGCCGATGAGAACGGTGCGTTCGATGGATGGATCGACGCCGCGCCGGTCGACCCCGGTGTCGTCGTCGTGCGCGGTTTCGGTTCGCTCCAGGACCGACGGTTCATCGCCGACACGCTGGCCGATCTCGTCGACTATGTCGCGGCCCGGTTGGCCATCTGACAACGCCGGTAGTCGGTTGCCCCGGTCGGCGGTCAGCGGGCCGGGGCACGCTCGTGTTGACACCAAGTCTTACTTGCCGTAATGTCTCCTTTGTCAGACACCGACACCGACGAAAGGCCAGCCATGTACCTGCTTCAGACCGCAACCGAAACCGTCGCCTATGCCACCTACGAACTGGCCCGCACCGCACAGCTCGCACACCCGGACCGCGCGGGATCGTCCATCACCCCGGCCTGACCGGCCGGGCCGGGTGGCCGCTGCACCGGTGGCCACCCGCACCCCTCACATCTGACCACAACCGTAGTCAGATCGGTTACACCCGAAAGGATTTCAGCCATGGAAGACACCGGCAACGCTCCAGCGGCCACCCGGCAACCGATGGCCCGGCACCGGCGTGCCACACACGCCTACCGGGACACGCTCATCGGGCCGAACAAGGTCCCGATCATCCGCGGCTACACCGGCGCGTACGTCTGGAGCGTCCGCACCGACGGCGACGCCGTGCGTGTGTCGGCTCACGTCGCCGGTACCGACCGGCGTCTGTCGGTCGCCGATCTGCCCAACTATGTCGCGGCGGCCATCCTGGAGGCCATCGCAACCGACATCTGACGACACCCGTTGTCAGATCGACACTCCCCGAAAGGATTTCGCACCATGAACACGAAAGTAACCGGGCTGACGCTGGCCAACACTCGCGCGCTGGACGACGCCGTACACTACGGCCACCTATCCGGCGTCCAGATCACTCGCACAACGGCGACGTTCACCGGCACACCGGCCGAAGCGCTGAAACGGCTGGACGCCGCGCGCAACGCACTAGCGGCCACGTTCGGCACGCGCGGCCACCCGGTAGCGTCTCTACCGGCCGTCCGGCGAAAGCTCGTCGCGGCACGGGACCTGGAGGGCCAGCGATGAGCCACACCGACGACGCCGGGACGTTCCGGTTTCGGTGCCAGTCATGCGGTGATCGCACCGTGACCGATGCGCTGGCCCCCCGGTGTGACCGGTGCGTGTCGGCGGGTGCAGCGCTGACCAAACCTCTGCCGGACACCGGGCTGTACCGGGCCATGGACAGCGGCCATCGCAACCGGCACGGCCACGGCCTACTCGCACACCTGGAGTCCACCGACGGCGGCGCCTTGTGGTCTGTCGTGACCGACTGTTGTCGTCGGGCCGCTGACTGACGTTCTGCCACGAGATCCCCGGGACACCCTCACACGGTGCCCGGGGATCTCTGTTGTGTGCGTGGCGGCCATCTGACGGCCGGTGTCATGTGCTCTCGTCGTCGCGGCGGCGTCTCGGCGGGTGTGAGGGTAGGGGTGTCCAGGGATAGGGGTCTCTCAGGGCACTCGAATATGCGTTCGATGAAATTTTGAAACGTTTCAATTTTCTGCCATAGGGAAGGCCTAGGGGATATGTATATGAATGAAAAATTTATTTGTGATTTGTGAGGATTTATTTATGTGTGCGCAGATGGGTATATGTGGGGATATATAAGGGTATGGGGTAGGGGTCCCATATATGGGTATATGTGAGCAATTGATTAATATATGCATATCTATTTATATATTCATAATAAATGTTGAGAGAATAAATTATTGAAACGTTTCAATTGACGCCAATAGATACATGCACATGCATTGATTGATATGTACATTCCCCATTCATTCATTCATCAATATGACCATGGGGGTGGGGGTGTCCAGCGCTGTAATCCGTTGCGACGGCGATACATAGGGGCATGGCATGGCATCGATGGATGTGTGCGCATCGATCGGCGGGTGTGCAGCGGTGCGACGAGATCGGTTGTGTACCTGCACATGTGGCGTGGCGTGTGACTCGTGGGACATGGCCGTATTGGCGTCTCAGATGGCCGTGTGTGGCGTGTGTTGTGCTCGTGGCGGGTCGGTGTGGATCTCGGCGTACGGCGGCGTGTGCGTGGCTCTGAGCTGGCAGTATGGCGTGGCGTGGACGACGTACACCCCGGGGGTACACCCCTCCCCCGGCCTGACGACCGGGGGCCCGCCGCGTAC